TTAGAATACTTTTTTGCGGTCTCTTTCGTCTTTTATCATCTCTACTGCTTCCCGGAAGCGGAGCGAGTGAATATTTTCTCTTTCTCTTAAGAATCTTAAAGCATCACTAACGCCAGGGTCATCGGAGATATCGATTAACCATTGATAGGTTGCGCGTGCTTTTTCCTCAGCTGCAATGTCTTCATATAAATCTGCAATTGGATCTCCTTTTGTTTTTATAGACATAAATTAGGCACGCCAAATTACATCGATATTGTTATCTTTGAGAACCAAGCTATCGATTAATTTCATTATTCCAGTTTTAGCTTTTAATCTGTCCACACTAGTAATATCATCAATCAAATCCTGAATATTTTTCTTCACGGTGTCTGTATCACCTTTGTCCGACTTCAACTTTTCCAATTTGGATCTAAGTAACTGTCTTTCTTCTTTCACTCTATCAGTGGACGCTTTTAAATCTTCATCTTCAATTAAACCTTTTGAGTGTGCTTCTATTTGTCGTTGCATCTGTTTATTTAATCGGTCTAAAAGTAATTCCGTTTCTTTTATTTCATCGGTTTTTGATTTTGAGGTAATTCTGATTGTCAATTCTGATGAAGAAGTATCGGCAATTTGTTTAATCATATTAATAACGTCACTTTCAAGTTCATCACGATGTGCGAAGTGATGTTTGCAGCTATAGTTTAAAGTATAAGATGCACATATATAGCGATGATAAATATAATGTTTGTCTGCTCGATTAATACGAGAAGTACTACCTTTCATATTCGTTCCGCAATGACCACATTTCAATAATCCTGTTAATAAATATGTTTCACTTTCAGCATGCCGTTTGTTTCTTTTACGAGAGTCTAAAATACTTTGGATTCTTTCAAACCGTTCTAATTCGATAATAGTTGGATGATTGTCTTTTTTAATTATCCATTCATCTTTTGGTCTAATCACTGTTTTACCATTCACTTTTTTTCGTTTGTTATGAATCCGCATACCTGCTATCGTTTCATTCGTCAATATCCTTCTCACATTAGTCGAATCCCATAACTTACCCTGTTTCGTTAAAACATTATTGGCATTTAACTCTTTAGCAATTGTTCGTGTACCGTGACCGTTTTCAGCTAAATCAAACATATGTCTTACGTGTTTAGCTTCTTCTTCGTTAATCTCATACCTGCGATCTATAACGTCGTATCCGAAACATGGACGTGAAAGTGCTATATCCGTATTCTTTGCAAGTGAGATCATATTGTCTTGTACACGTTCACTTGTTCGACCACGTTCAAATTCTGCAAATACTCCTAACAACTGTAAAACCATTCTTCCTGCAGCGGTAGTTGTATCAAAATTTTCGGTTGCTGATACGAAGTTACATTTATTACTTTCCATGAATTTTATCAGTTGTAACAAATCAAACAACGATCTTGTTAGTCGGTCAAGCTTCGTTGTTAATAACACATCTATTTTATTTTCTTCTATATCTTTAAGTAGCTTTTCTAAAAATGGGCGTTTTAAAGTCCCAGCTGAGTATCCATCATCTGGATATATATTCGGTTTTGGCCACCCCATAGCTTTGCAGTATGCTTCCAGTCTTTCCTGTTGCTCATTTAACGAGTTACCTCTTTCTGCTTGCTCGTCAGTGCTGACACGTATATAAGCGGCTACTCTCATGGTTCATATCACTCCTTATTTGTGAAAAGAGTAGAATTTTGAATTAAAGATCTTGAGTAAATCTAATTGCTTTTCCGATTATTTTGGCTGGGTTATTTTTATCAATGAGAATTGGTTCGTGTGCCGAATTGTCCGGCATAAGTATAATAACGTCACCTTGTTTCTTTACTCTCTTCAAAGTTGCTTCGGTATTTCCATTTACTAATACTGCAGCGATTTCTCCGTTTTCTACGTCCACTTGCTCTCTTATTAAAACAAATGACCCGTGTGGAATTGTAGGAGCCATACTATCACCTTTAGCTTGTAAGTAAACAAGATTACCGGCTGGGAGACTTTCGACTAATTCGTCGCGATAGTTTTCATAGTTCTCTTCTACAAGAATAGGATCCCCACAGGCAATTTCTCCAAGCACGGGAATTCTAACTGTACGTGGTGAGACTTTGTAGATGTTAGACGGTTCACTTACTATACTTATAGGGTTTTCCCCGACATCAAAGAAATGAGTTACCGGAACTCCGAATAACTCAGACATAACCGCAATTTTGTCCATCATTGGTTTATTCGCATCACGTTCCCAAGCAGAAACAGCTGTCGGGGCAAGTTTTAAAATTTTTGCAAGATCTTGTTGTGTCAATCCTTTTTCTTTTCTAAGTGCTTTTATCTTCTGTCCAACTTTCAATGGATCTCACCTCTATATTTTCTAATATACACTTTAGCTGTATTTAATATACATTATAACTGTAGAAAAGTACAGTTATAACGAGTCTTTAGACTTATTTTTATAATAAACTACAGAATTTATGTATTTTGTTCTTGAAACTACATTTTATCTGTAGTAACATTCAATTCATGGAGGAGGTGGAAAAACTATGAAATACACTTTAGAGCAGTCTAGAGTACTCTCAGGTTTAACTCAGCGCGAAATGGCTAAGAATATGCGGATGTCAGAGAAGACTTACATTCAATATGAAAAATATCGTCGTGTCTTCCGAATGGATCAAGGTTATAGGTTTGCTCAAAACGTAAACGTGCCATTTGATAGTATTATTTTTTTTGCTGGTCAACTACAGAATTTCTGTAGTTAAAACGAACGTTACGTTACTTTATGAAAATATTTTTATAAGGGTCGTCCTATCAACACTCAAGCATAAGTTTAAATAAGGGGGTTGGTGATATGGAAAAAACAAAATACACCTTTAAACACTTTGTAGTTGTTGACGGTCAAAGAAAAGAAATTGATCCTTCTAAAGTCGATGGAATTTCCGAGCAATGCAAAATCTTATGGGCAAACATGGTGACAGGAAAAGAACACACGCTTGTGAGTAAGGTGGCTCAATAAGAGTCGCCACAGTGGACAAGCTATCAAAAAATATTGTGAGAGAAGAAAGGTGATAGATATGAAGATAAAACCAAAGGAATACTTATCCTTAGTTGCTATTGAACGCTACATGTTAATTCATCAAGCATTTATAAAATCTCAAACGAAAGGATTGAAGTGAAAATGAATCAACTAATCGCTACACAAAACAATGAGCAAGGGGAAATCATTGTTAGTGGCCGAGAGCTTCATGAGTTTTTGGAAGTGGCGGAACGGTTTTCAAAATGGTGGGAGAGAATGACTGGTTACGGCTTTGAAAATGGTCTTGATTATACCCCGTACCAAATGGTACACCCCCAAAATAAACAAGAACTAATCGATTATTCTATGAAGTTAGACATGGCAAAAGAGTTAGCAATGATTCAACGCACTGATAAAGGAAAAGAAGCGCGTCAGTATTTCCTTCAGGTTGAAAAAGCATGGAATAGTCCAGAAATGATTATCAAGCGGGCTATGCAAATCCAAGACAAAAAAATTCTTGAACTTGAAAATAAAATTCAAGAAGACAAGCGTTATACCGATTTTGGGAAAGTAGTTGAGATGAGTGAAGCTGCAGTAAATATTGGGGCTTTCGTGAAAATCATTTATGACAAACATGGTATTAACATCGGTCGAAATAAAATGTTCGATTGGTTGAGAGATAAAGGTTATCTCATCAAGAGTGGTAGAGAGAAAAACAATCCTAAACAGCAATTCATTGAACAAGGTTTATTTGAGCTAAGACCTACCATCATTTCCCGCTCTGAAGGTGACGTTCAATCGCACACAACATTAATTACTGGTAAAGGCCAGGTCAAGCTTACAGAAATATTGCTAAGTGAATTTGGTAGTAGGAGTGATTTGAGTGGCTGAAAGCAAAACAAAGAAACTTAAACGGTTCAAGGCTACACAACATAAGGCAAGGATCAAGCTCATTGAACTGTCAGTAAAACTGGAATTGACACCTTATTTAACAATGGACCAATCAATTCAAATGAAAGGACAAATTAAAAAACTAGGAGGAAAAATTCAAATTTACGACCGCAAGATCAAAGAACTTGAAGGGAGGTTAAAAGCATGAATCAACTATTAATAAAAATATCTCAGTGGTTTGCTGATGAACAAGAAATACTAGATGAACTTGCCCATGATGTAGCAACTTCAGACACTATCGAGGACATGGTAACAGCAAAACAAGCTTATGCAATTCAAGATACTAAAGTGGATGCAATTATGGAAGCTATGCGATTCGTTGAAATGGAAAGTGAAGTAGTAGAAGTAAATGAAGACAAAAAATAAAACCCGTTGTTGGCGCAACGAGTTCGGGTTCTTACACAATAATCTACCTACAGTGTAAACGAGGACCCTCCATAATGTCAAAGGAGGAAAACAATGAAGAACGTAAAGCTGCTATCAATGAACCTTGATAACTTCAAGGGAGTAAAGAATTTTTCGCTTGTTACTAATGGACTTAGTGTCCGTGTTTTTGGTGACAATGCTACAGGAAAGACAAGTATTTTTGATTCATTCCTTTGGTTGCTATTCGATAAGGATTCACAAAACAAAAAAGACTTTGCTATCAAATTATTAGAGTCTACTGGGGATGAAATCCATAACCTGAACCATACGGTTGAAGCTACTTTTGAAATTGATGGAACAGAAGTGACTTTGAAAAAGGTGTACTCAGAGGATTGGGTTCAGAAACGTGGATCTGCAACAAAAGAATTTAGCGGGCACAAGACTAAATATTACATTGATGAAGTACCTAAAAAGAAGAAAGAGTATATGGACTTTGTTGCTGAAATTGTGGAAGAGGAGCTATTCAAATTAATCACCAGTCCTATTTTCTTCAATGAACAAATTAAATGGCAGGACCGAAGAAAGCTGTTAATTGATATTTGTGGTGATATTTCTGATGATGAAGTATTTGCATCTGATAACCAATTGAAAGGCCTAGCTCTTATATTAAAAGGTCGCTCATTGGAAGATCATCGAAAAGTCATTGGTGAACGTAGAAAAATAATTAATGACGACTTAAGAATGATTCCGGTTCGTATTGACGAAATCAATAAATCGATTCCAGAAGGATCCATAGACATCGATGCAATTCGTAACGAATTAAATCAAATTGATACTGAAATCGATGCAAACAAAACACTGATCAACAATATTCAAAACGGACAAGCCTTGCAATCGAAAGAACTGGAGCTCAAGAAAGTCGAGAATGATTTGGAAACTGTTAAACGTGCTTTTGAATCGGATTCAAAAGATAAGCTATACCAACTACAAGCAAAGCTCCAAGAAGAACAAAGCAATAAAAAAATATTGGATATGCAAATAGATGAACAAAATCGAGCTACTGAATATTCAAATAGTAACATCAAACGAATAGAAGAAGACCTAGTTAAATTGCGTAATGAATGGACTGAAGAAAATAGCACTCAATTCCAACATATCGAGGAATGTGTTTGTCCAACTTGTAAACAGGACTTACCTGTTGAACAAGTAGAAGCTGTACGACAAAAAGCCCTTGAATCATTTAATTCAAAGAAGGCTGCTAAGTTATCGGAAATTGATGATAAGGGTAAGTCCCTTGTTCAAAAGAAAAATCAGTTACTTGAAGATATCAAAGGGACCGCTTCGAATATCGAAAAAATCGAAGCTATCCGAAGCGATAAAACAAAACAAATAGAGAAACTAACTGGTGAAATAGAAGCGCTAAACAGGAGTATAAAAGACGTTTCTGAATCACCTGAATACATTAAGTTTATGAATCTAAGACAAGCTTTAGAACAAGAAATTGCAACTATTAAAAACCAATCTGTACAAGCTGTCCAAGATATTAAAGAAGCTAATGCACAACTTGAAGCTAAGAAGCGAGAGCTTAATGCTGAAATCGCGAAATATGCGAACATCGACAATTTGAAAGCTCGCATCCAAGAATACGAAGATCAAGAAGAAATGCTCACAAAAGAGTATCAAAAACTCGAGCATCAAGTGTTCCTAACAGAAGAATTCATCCGCAGAAAAGTGGAACTCCTAACCGAAAAAATCAACTCCAAATTCAAACTGGCACGTTTCAAATTGTTCGATAACCAAATCAACGGAGGACTTCAAGAAGTCTGTGAAACAACTTATAACGGTGTTCCTTACAGCTCTTTGAATAACGCAATGCGTATCAATGTAGGTCTAGATATCATCGAAACGCTTTCCAATCATTTCGGAATTGTAGCACCAATCTTTGTAGACAATGCTGAGGCCGTAACTAAGTTGAATGCAATAGATGCACAGATTATTAGTTTGGTAGTTTCAGAGCAAGACAAGACTTTGAGAGTGGAGGAATAACCAATGAAAAAATTTGTGTTTAAAACCACGTTAACTTTAGAAGTGCCAAGTATTGTAGTTGCTTCAAATGAAGTTGAAGCTAGAGAACGTCTTCAAACAATACTATCTCATTCGATTGAAAATGAAGTAAAAGAAACTGATATCAAAGATGTTAACGAAATAACTACTTTGAAAACTGTAGTAGAATTACCATCTCATTTTTCATCTGATCATAATACATTGCTTGAAATGGGATATCCAATTCGCATAGTAAAGCGATATTCACAAGAAGATGCAGAAGAAGAAATAAGCGCTGCATTATCATCTATATAAATTAAAACTTAATCTATCTTATAACACACAACAGGAGGAATTAAATATGACTAATGCAACTCAAAACGAAGTAATGACACATCCAATCAAATTCGAGGTTAATGGTGAAGAAGTTAAGTTATCAGGTAACACAATCAAACAATACCTAGTACGCGGTAACGGGAATGTAAGCGACCAAGAAACGGTTATGTTCATGAATTTGTGTAAGTTCCAAAAGCTGAATCCTTTCTTGAACGAAGCTTATTTAATCAAGTTTGGTTCAAGTCCAGCGCAAATAATTGTATCAAAAGAAGCGTTCATGAAACGTGCAGAAGGTCATGAAATGTATGAAGGTTTCGAGGCTGGAATCATTGTAGAGCGTGAAGGTCAATTGCTCGAAATTGAGGGTGCAGTAAAGCTTGAAAAGGACAAGCTTATTGGAGGATGGTGCAAAGTATATCGCTCAGATAGAAAGGTGCCTATCGTAACCAAAATTGACTTTAAAGAGTTCGGTAAAAATCAAGCTACTTGGAAAGAAATGCCCATGAATATGATTCGAAAATCTGCTGTTGTGAATGGACTAAGAGAAGCTTTTCCAGAGTCACTTGGTGCAATGCATACAGAAGAGGAAGTATCCAATAAACCTGCAGAAGAACGTGTGATTGAAAAAGAGATAGAACAAAATGCTAACCAAGAAATTATTGATATCCAAGCAGAAGAAGTACTTCCAGAAGAGGGATATGAACAAGAAATAATTATCCCTGATAAAGAACAAGGACCCGGATTCTAATGATAGAGATCCAAACATTAGCAACCGGAAGTAAAGGTAACTGCTACTACGTGACGGATGGGGTTACACCCATCTTGATCGAGTGCGGTATTTCCTTCAAACAGATTCAACGGAAATTAAACTTTGAAACAACTGATATAGCTGCATGTTTAGTTACACATGAGCATCAAGATCATTGCAAAGGACTAAATGCCTTATTAAATGCAGGAATCAAATGTTACATGAGTACAGGAACGAAAGATGCTATTGGAATCGATCATCATCGAATCAAAACAGTTGAGAACAAAAAGCAATTCACAGTGGGAACATGGACCATCTTGCCATTTGATGTACAACACGATGTTTCGGAACCATTTGGCTTCTTATTAGCAAATAAAGATGGGGACAAGCTCTTGTTTGCAACTGACACATATTACATCAAATACAAGTTTCAAGGGCTTACACACTTAATGGTGGAGTGTAATTACTGCCAATCAGTGTTAGATGCAAATGTAGAAAGTGGTCGTATTCATAAATCAATGAGAAGTCGAGTGATGAAGTCGCATTTTAGTTTAGAAAATGTACTTGAATTTTTGAAAGCAAATGACCTCTCTAAGTTACAAGAAATATGGTTGCTGCATCTATCGGATTCAAATAGCGATGAGTTTTTAATTAGACAAGAGGTAGCTAGAGTAACCGGTAAATTGATTCATATTCCATGAAGTCCTGCAGGAGAAAGGAGGGAAAGCGGTATGGCAGGATGGATTAGTTTGCACAGAAAACTTATGGACAACCCTATCTATTCAAATGCCTTCATGCTGAAACTCTGGATTCATTGCCTGATGAAAGCTTCGCATAAAGAACACAAACATTTAGTTGGTAATCAAATGGTGAAATTAGAACCAGGACAATTTGTTACAGGTCGACATGCACTTGCAGATGAGTTTAATAAGGGTGCAAGGAGAGATGAAGTCGTGTCATCGATAACGCTGTGGCGATGGCTGAAGAATTTTGAAGAATGGCATATGTTGAACATCAAAACCACCACCAAATACAGCGTGGTTACAATATCTAACTGGACTGAACATCAACAATATGAACAACAAGTGAACAACAAAAATGAGCTATTTGAACGACAAAATGAAGGGTTTGTAAAAAAATCTTCAAAAGTTGAACAACAAAATACCTCAATAAGTCCTTATTTATCAACGGATACAGAGTTTTCGGTTAGCGAAAGTGAACAACAGATGAACAACAAACGAACAACAGATGAACAACAAGTGAACACAAACAATAATGTTAATAATGCTAATAAAGAAAATAAAGATGATGATAAGGCATTTAAAAAAATGAATCCATTTCTATTTTATGAACAAGAGGGATTTGGCACATTAAGCTCTTTTGTTGGAGATCAACTAGGTGAATTGATAGATGATTTTGGCGAAGAAAAAGTAATCCAAGCTATGAAAGAAACTAGATTGAATGGATCTAACAGCTTGAATTACACCAAAAAGATTTTAACCAATCCCAAACGAGAGCGAGGTGTAACTAATGCAACCAATAAGCCAAGTTCTGCAGGACATGATGAAAGCCAATCCAAAATTAGCGAAGCGAATGAAAGACGTAAACGAATCGCTGGAATCAAATCCGATTGAGGTATTAACTAAACCTTCTGAAAAGTGCCCTTATCACAAATGTGACGGTACAGGGTGGATATGGATTAAAGACTGGTCAAAAAGAAATTCCAAGATCCCAGGAGAAATCGACGAATGGCAAGAACAATGTGATTGCTACGAACAACTGGTAAAACAAAAAGAAATAAACAGCAAACTGGATTTATCAAGCATCCCAACAATTTTTAAAGACGCGACAGTCGCTTCGTTTGACGTGAATAAATACAGTTCAAGAGAAGATAAAGAGTTAGCAACGATTGCTAAAAAGGCCGCAAGTAACTTTGTTACAAACTATGAATCTATGAAAGAGCATGGTAAAGGCTTATACCTTTTTAGCGCAGTAAAAGGTTCTGGTAAAACAAGACTAGTCTCAAGTATTGCTAACGCTTTAATGAAGGTTCATGGAGTGGATTTGGCTTTCTTGAAAGCAAATGACTTACTTATTCAAATCAGAAAAACCTTTGGAGATAATGCAGAAACATCGGAAAGTGAAATTGTAACGATGTTCAGAAATGTTGAAGTACTTGTAATTGATGACATCGCGGTAGAAAAGCCAAGTGATTTTGCGGAAAGAATATTTTTCGATATCACTGATTACCGATTAGAAAATAAAAAGACGACCTTATTTACATCAAACAAAACGATTGAGGGATTGTTAGATATTTATAAAGAAGGCCGTGTGCAAAGTCGTATTCAAAAAATGTGTATTGAAATTTACATGCCTGAGGAATCGATTAGAGATCAAGAAGCAAATGCTGAGAATGAGGCATTAGAAAAAATATTGTTTGGATAGGGGCGATTGATAATGGCTAATTGGATACCAGGGCAAGGATTTTATTTTGTCCAACCAAGTGGACCGATTGATCACGAAGCGAACAGGAAACGCATGGAGCTAATCGAAAAGAAGCTCCAAGAAGCTAAAAAAAGACTGGAGGTTAAACCATGAAAGGAGAAATATACCAAGAAGATTTAGATTTTCTTGAAGAAGCAAAACAAGCATTTAATAACAATTCTAGATTAGAAACATACAGAAACAAAGGCAATACTTACATTGCTTTGCGGTATGGCATGGATCGAGATTGCATTCTGATATACAAATTAGGAGACGAAGTTATGTTCGCACATAACATCATGAACAAAGCTCCAGAGTTGGAGGTTAAGTCATGATTGGTAAATCTATCAAACTATCTAGAGAATCCGAGAGACAGGGTCTCATCCAACAATTAAACTGCTATGGCATCCATGAAGGAAGCAAAGGAGAGCAATTAAGCTCGTTGGATTACTTCACACTGTTGAGCATCCTGGCTGTTAAGAAGGCGGTGGAGTCATGAGTAAGATTAAGTTTCGATTTTTTAGAACCAAAGTTAAAGAGATGGTTTATGGTTTTGAAGGTTGTTCAGTAACTTACGTTTTAGGACTTTGGGATACCGAAAAACACGTTTCAGAACTTATGCAATACACAGGCCTAAAAGACAAAAACTATATTGACATCTTCAAGGGTGACATCGCTAAACGCGAATTTGATATTTGGAAAACAGAATACGCTTACGATGGTTCTCCTTTAGGTGATGAGTGTATAGAAGAAGGTTATTTCATCGGGGTAGTTAGTCAGACTCCTAGTGGATTATATGTTTTAAATAAGTGCCGTAAATATGATGCGGAAGGAAATTTTGTAAAGAAATGCAGTGGCATAAAATTATTCGCTCATAGATGTGAAGTTATCGGAAACATATACGAGCATCCTCACTTACTGGAGGTAGCCCAATGAGATGGAGTGGCGAAGCATACAAAAACACATCATCCAAGCCTCTAGAAGTTATTCAGGAAGATGCACGAATCATTAATGTAGTTACATCTAATGACATCACATTAAAAGAACAACATGAAATAGCATTTGTAGTTTCAAAGGTTCGTAGTTTTGAAGATTACAAGCACGTGAGTAGGCATGATGCAAGGTCGAAAGGTCCGAAGTTAAAGCTTACTCCATATAGTGAAAATCTTCTTGAATCATGTTTTAGGGGGTGGAATTGATGTTACCTGCTGAACGGAAAAAACTAGAGGAACAGCGTAAGAATTTAAAAGGGTATCGAGTACGTTTGATGATTCTAAAAGACGTTGTTCCTAACATTAATGAGCTATGGAGCAACAATGATAAAATAATCCGCTTTTTCGAAAGTGGTGAAGCTGAAAAGTACGAAGCAAAATACAAGGGGTTAAACCTTAAACCTGGTAAGGCAGATGACAAAGAGAAACAGCCTTTAAAAGTAGATACGGATCTAACAGCTGATAAATATCGCGAATTAAAAACTAAAGGGGTAAGCGATAAATTGATTCGAGAGCAATACAAATTGAATACCAATCAGTTAGTCGCTTGGAAGAATGCAAATGGTGTTACTGATTTAGTTCTTTCTGGCGGTACTCCAAAACACAAGAAACAAAAAGAAATGGAGGCTAACTTGGTGAAGCTGACGGTTGAAGTATATAAGGAATTGAGTGGGAAAGGACTTTCCGATAAGCAAATCGCAGAACGCTTAAATATTAAGGTTGGTTCAGTTTATCAATTTAAGAGTTTAAACCATTTGACTAAACAGGCTAAGCCGAGTACTCCAGTTGTTGAAATAGCTCAAAAAGAAAATGTTGATTCACATACTGCATTTTCCGAAGAAACAAAAGTGGCAGCAGTAGAAAAAGATGATAGCGTCGAAAAACTTTATGAAGCTAACTTGTACATTAAGGCTCTTGAAGTTGAAGTAGAGGGATTAAAAGATCATAACAACAAAATGTCAATGCAATTAGAACTTGCACAAAAGGCAGAAAGACAAGCTATCGATAAACTGATTGCTTTCCAGGCAGATTACCGAAATTTAGAAGTAGATCAACGCAACCAATCAAGCGAACTCACTCGAGTTAAAGCAATGCTCTATAAATTGAAACGCACGGAACAAATTAATGTTTGGTTGATGGAGCAACATGTCGGTTTTGTAGCACAGCTGGATGAACTGGTTGAACGTCAAGCTATCGGAAATTAGGATGTGATCTACATTGTTAATTACTACACTTTTCAAATCTATCGACCGCCATAGTTTAGTAGTTTGTGGACATTTAACCAAACAAGAGATTGCCAGTTTAAAGGCGGAAGGTTGGAGAAAAGAACAGCCAAACGTCAATAAAAACGGCATTCCATTACAAAAACCAAAAATCGGAGGGAATATACATGAAACCAATCATTGATTTAAACACATTCGCAAGTGGTGCTCTAGCTGAAAAGGTAAATATCGAGCTGCAGAAAGCACTTGATAATATCGCAGATCCAAATACGGACCACAAAAAAGCTAGAAAGGTTACTGTAAGCATTACGTTAAAAGCAAATGAAAAGCGTAACCTTGCAAATGTGATTGTAGATACAAAATCTACATTAGTACCTGCAGTTGGTGTTGAAACTGAATTAATCATTGATTATACACCAGATGGAAAAATCACTGGTGCTGAACTAAAAAGCGGTATTCCAGGACAAGCATTCATAAGTGACAATGGGGAAATCCTGGACGACAAAGGAAAGCCACTTCCTGCAGAAGAACCAGTAAATCAAAAAGTAGTCCAGTTCAAATAAGATCTATTACTCTATCAACCAAAAACTAAAAACCGAAAAGAGGAAAATTACATGTTAAAAGAATTCGTTCAATATTTATTAGATTTAAAACGTCCAGAAACAATTGAAGCTTCAGGGAAAATTTATTCTACAAACCAACTGTACCGTTTGGATAAAGAGCAACCTGTTGGTGAAATTAATGTTCGAAGTCTATCGGGTCTAGTTGATTACGTAAAGTCAAACTTCGACCATGAACGCTCGCTAATGATTCACGTTAAATCTCCAACGGAAGTGAATGTTTTTGATTCTCTGAATGATGTAAATGATCGTCGCACATATATCAAAGCGGGGGCATTACTTCCATCCATTACATTTGAACAGTTTATCGACCGTGAAAAATTCCAAATCATGCTGCAGGCTTGCTTTGTTCAAAACGAGCACAAATTAACGGTCCTAAAAGTAATCAGTTCAATTGTTGAAGATAGTGCTGTTACAACCATCGATGATGGATTGAGCCAACGTGTTACTGCGAAAACAGGGGTTGCGACAGTAGAAAATATAAACATCCCAAATCCAGTAACACTCAAACCATTCCGCACATTTGCAGAAGTATCACAACCAGAATCAGAGTTCGTTTTACGACTTAAAGAAGGCGGTAGAGTTGGATTATTTGAAGCTGATGGTGGTGCTTGGGAGCTTAATGCAATGGCAAACATTGCGGAGTATTTAAGTAATGAACTATCGGAAGAAATTGAAGCAAAAAAAGTTTATATCATCGACTAAAGGTGAGGGGCTTCATGCCCCTTTCACTATATAAGGAGTGGCAAAATGAGAAAACTTTACAATCAATCCCACGCTAACAGAGGTGCAGGACTTGAAAAATTAATAGATATGACAAATACGCAGTATCGAAATAAGGGTTTTGCGGATATACGCAAAATACCAACACCAGTAAAGATCATTAGCAATGTGAAAGGAAAAATCTCAGGTCATGTTACTAAAGGTGAGCTAGTCGATTATTTTGGGGTGAAAGATGGACGAGCAATCGTATTCGATGCGAAAGAAACTAATATCACCACAAGTTTTCCTTTGAAAAATGTACACGAGCACCAGTTCAACATATTAAAATCATGGCATCAAAAAGGGGCAAAAGCGTTTCTACTAGTTTCTTTTACGAAAAGGCAGTACGAGACATACCTTCTACCTTTTGAAATGCTAGAGCAAGCTTGGAAAAACTATATCGGGGATGGTCGTAAATCCATCCCTTATGAGGACTTTGTGATGCAATGCGATCTAGTCAAGAGTGATAAAGGGTATGTGCTGCATTTCTTAAAATCAGTGTGATTTAAGAGGATTAGAAGAGTTATCAACATTGTGGATAAAATGTGGAAATATTTAAAAAATTGTTTGTAAGACGTACTAGACACAAAATGTGTAGGAAGGAGATCCATATGAAAGTAAGTAAAATGGAAGTTTTTAAAGAAGTAATAAGAATAACCCTAAATTATGAAAGTGATGGCGTAGCACATATTGGAGCGTTGGCAAGGAGGTTAAACACAACGCCTTATTATGTAAGGAAACGCATAAAAACATTGATTGAGGATGGTTATCTTGTTAAAGGAATAAGCAAAGGCGGATTTTGCGAGTTATCTTATAAGCCATATCCTCCATTAAAGGGGTATTGTTTAACGGCAAAAGCACATGCATTAGAATTATATTCAACATTAGAAAAGGAAGAAGAAGAGGCATTTGCAAAAGCGTTCGGATGGTAAACAGTTCGACCAAACAGTGAAAGGAGGCCAAAACATGAAACATATAGTTTTCTATTCAGGTGGGATTGGTAGCTGGATGACTGCAAAAAGAGTAGTTGAACAACATGGGAAAGAAAACGTCATTCTCCTCTTCACCGATACTCTCATAGAAGATGAAGATTTATATAGATTCATAGATGAAACAGTCGAAGAAATAGGGGCAGAATATGTCCGTATCGAGGACGGAAGAACCCCTTGGGAAGTATTCAAAGATGTTAGGTGGTTAGGTAATAGCCGACTCGCTCAATGTTCACATCATTTAAAGCAAAAGACTGCTGATAAGTGGATAAAGGACAAATTCAAGCCAGGTGAATGTGTCTTATATCTTGGTATTGATTGGACAGAAGAGCATCGAAAAATTAAGCCAGTAGAGAATTGGGCACCATACAAAGTTGAATTCCCGATGTGTGAAGAACCATTAATTAATAAAGATGAAATGCTTAAAGAACTTAACAAATTGGGTATTGCAACGCCTAGGCTGTACGACCTTGGATTCTCTCATAACAATTGTGCAGGAATGTGTGTAAAAGGTGGACAAGGGCATTTCTTAAATCTACTTCGACACTTTCCAGAGAGATTTGAGTGGATGGAGAACTACGAAAAAGAAATGCAGGAGTATTTAGGGCAAGAGGTAACTATTTTAAAAAGAACTCGTGACAATATTCCAGAAAACCTATCGTTACAACAACTTAGAGAAGAATATGAAACAGGTTCTAAACAGCTTGATTTTTACGATATGGGTGGCTGTGGTTGTTTCATAAGTTGATGATCAGTTCGAGCATAGTACGTCTAAAAAACAAAAAAGACTAGAACCAATATCAGACTTTCCCGACTGATTTGGATCTAGTTTGTAAAGTATGAACAGAAAAAAGGTGTTTTAAACGAGTAATTGATTCCAACTAAAGGCAGAACAATGAGGACAATGCCCACCTAACAGTTGTTTTATAGCTTATTCCAAAATAGAAAGGTATGTAAGGCAAACGCCTAAAGTGAGTGACACGTTTCGAACATAATGCGAAATAAAAAGATGTTGCTTATGTATGTTTAAAAATTTAATTATAATATGACAGCTCCCAATCAACACAAGTATTGATTGGTTATAAATCAACTTATAAAAAACGTGGTAAAAATTCGATTTAATAATAGTTTACTTTTGACGTCAGTTCAACCAATCAACGACTGGTCGAAACCTTTTTGCTAAATACTTATTGATTATTACTGCAACAGTTTTCTAGTTATTATTTCGATAACTAGAAAAATTAGTTTTACAACAATAACCTTCCGCATTTATGCCCACCTCCTCATAAGGATTGTGCATTACATCATTGTATGAAATAAAAATCATTTTAGTTAAAAGGGGTGGCAAAAAGTTGATAATTTCTGACTATACAAATAAACAAGAAAAACATTTTTTAAAACTTCTTTATCAAAGTCCTGTGGAAATTATCAAGGAAAAGAAGGGCGTTGCAACGCTAATTAGATTCAATAATCAGCAATATGTAGTACAGCATCCAAGTCATATGAGAAGTAATCAGAATCTGAAAAAGAAAGCGAAGTGAAAGAATGATTAACCGAGTTGTACTAGTCGGAAGGTTAACAAAGGATCCAGAGCTCCGATACACTCCAAGTGGTGTAGCAATGGCTAGATTTACATTAGCAGTCAATCGTACTTTTTCTAACCAACAAGGGGAAAGAGAAGCCGACTTTATAAACATCTTAGTTTGGAGAAAACAAGCCGAGAATGCTGCAAATTATTTGAGTAAAGGTAGCTTAGCGGGAGTAGAAGGTCGAATCCAAACTGGTAGTTACGAAGGGCAAGATGGCAAGCGTGTATATACGACTGATGTTGTTGCAGATAGTGTTCAGTTCTTAGAACCAAGGAATGGACAAGCTTCACAAAACAACAGCAATACGTATGAATCTCAACAGAATTATACGAGGGTTGATGAAGATCCATTCGCTAACAGGGAAGGACCATTTGAAGTGTCGGATGATGAACTACCTTTCTAAATAACAAGGGGTGAAAAATGTGAAATTGATTAAAGCTCTATGGTATGGGTTATTTGCCGACTATCACATTAGAAAAGGAAATTCTTTTAATGCTAATCAATCGGTAGTTCGACAGTATCATTTTGAAATGGCTCTTCACTACTATCACAAAGCTTACGGGAAAGAATTTCAAAAGGGGTGAAGTGAATGGAAATCATAAAGAATTACGTTGATCTGTGTAGAAAGATTGATATCATCGAAACGCAATTATTACAGGTGGATATTGATTTGGACTATTGGTTTGGAAGAGGCAAGCTTCCATTCACTGGTACTGGTGCAGATGACTTTGGAGTTATTGCATCGGTAGGCAATATTCAGGTTTACCATGACAAGAAGCACAGGCTTCAGAAGATGCTTGAATTCTATCAAGATATAAAAAAAGAGACAGAAGAACAAATTAATAAGCTTGAAGGGTTGAATTATCAAATTGCTCGAATGAAGTATATGGAGAATAAATCGTATAAACAAATCGCTGAAGAGTTAGGTAAGTCTTATGGGTATATAAGGAATGTGGCTTCTCAGTTTGGAAGTATCTGTACAAAGCAAAGTGGATCATTAGATCTTGATTAAACCTGTATTACTGGAAGGTATCCATGGGGTGTGGATGCCTTTTTTGTCGATTTTTGTCGGGAAGATGTTCAAGCTACCATTTACCTTGAGGTTTATAATGTATTTGGGAGGGATTTATAAATGATAAATGAAAGTATATTACCAGAAGATATGACATTATTTCTTTTGAAGTTTATTAAAGAAGAATATGTAGAAGATTTTCGAAAAGGGAAAATCTATATGAATACACTAGAGTATTTTATGGAACTAGAAAAATCCACTGGAATCCAAGGAATGGGAGATAGGTATGAAGCAAGCGCAGTGATGAATGATTTAGATTTTAAGTTATATGAATACGGGACAAATGTCCTTGTTGCGACTGGTAAGGCTGGAGGGATAAATTTTCATTCAAATGAAAGAGTGAAGACTCCAGTATTTTGTGCCTATGCTGTTGACAAAGATGTACTGAAAATCACGAATGAAAAAGATGATTCGTTTCAAGTAATACCTGAAATAAATGCAAAAGAATTAGAAAAACTTATAGAAGATTTTGGTGATAACATGCTTATCATTAATGTTGTAGAATTTTTAAAAAGAATAGATGCGAAATGTGAAGAATTAGGAATCACTGTAAAATACGGTAAAGTAATTTATAATGATTATAGTATTAACTCTAGTGAGAGATTAAGATTTTATGAAGATCTTGACAGTGCTTCTATATGTTTTATAAAGGATGACAAGCTGGCGGCTCAGAACGAGTTTAGAATTATTCTCGAAAACATCAATAGTGATAAACCTTATGTTTTAGAGATTGGAGATATCTCAGATATAACTACGCCATTCAAAATTACTGATTTTTTTAGTGGAAGATTTGTTATTGAAGTTAAAAAACAGAAATAACCTCGTTTATCCTATAATGTTCACGGGAGTGATTATGTGTTAGAAAGACAGTTACACCTAAGAAATAAAATAGAACAACTGGACTTTAATCAAGTAATTCATGACTTTAAGGAACCTGATCCACTAGGAGATAGGATAGGTGGATTTTGGACTTCCACTTACAGTGAGACATTTGGATGTGAATATCTACATAGCGGTAAAATATTTAAGCCTTATGCACATGTTTATAATGGCTATGTGTTTCAAGTGAATCCTACAGTTAATGTATTTTGTGTAAGCTCTCAAGAGGATGAATATATTTTGAAGGAAAAATACAATTATGATTTTAATCAACTTGCAAAGAGGTTTGATTGTATTCACGTTACAAGTGATTACGTAAGATATATTAGGAAGAATAGAATAGAGTCGAACTTTTTATTTTGGACATGCGATTGTACATGGTGGTTCAATATTGAAGGATTGCAATTAATTGAGGTACTAGATGGGGAGTCAATTAAGAAATTTGCTGAAGTAAATTTTATAAAGTAATCAAAGGGTTCTTTAAGGTATATGACAACAACATGACAATCAAGTTGCAAAATAAGAAAACATAATTATAATTGAAACAAAGAGACACCGTGCACGCGTAGTGGTGGTGTAGTAATTTACTAACTTAATATATTTATATAAGGCGCTCACGATTTGTGGGGGTCTTTTTTATTTTATTGCAGGGATATCCGTTAACTTGTTGAACTATATAGTTTAAAGGAGAGATGGATATGGATAAAAAATTTAAGGGTGTTGATTTATCACATTTACCAAATATAAATATACCTGATTTTACACCAGATGTAAGAGTATTAAATGAACATTATTTAAAAGTTGATAGAGAGATGCAAGAGGAAAGGTACGCAAGGTATATGGAAGAAGAAAGGTACAAACAAGAAACATTGAATACTCTAAAGAATATCGAAAAAAATACAGGTGATATAAGCAGTTTGGTATCACTTTTACATGAAAACTCAGGAAAACAAAATGAAATCTTAGAAATCATGACAAATATTATGTCTATTGGTACTTCTACTACCACCGATGAGGCAGAAAGTATGTACAGAACGGTTATGAATAAAATAAATACTAATATTCAAGATGTAGAAACAATGGACAAGTTAACGGATTATTGTAAGTTGTTTTATCACACAGCAAAAGCATATATACAGAATAAAATAGAAAATGGCGGTTGAATTTAAGCATCTCTCTAGGAGGTGCATTTTTTATGTATTTAAATGCAAATAGCATAAATGGGGGTGATTACAACCATGAAAATTTATAAAGGAGTGGTGGTGATGTGAGATGCCACGAGCACGAGATCCAAATAGGGATAAGGCATTTGAGATATGGAAAGAGCATAAAAGCGACATAACTAACCGTAAGATTGCTGAGATGTTAGATGTCCCAGAAAAGACCATCAGTGGTTGGAAATCTAAAGATAAATGGAATCAAAAATTGAACGGAGTACTCCAAACAAATAAACGGAGTACTCCAATTAATAAAGTAAAGAAAGAGCTTGTTGTTGAGTCGGATGAACTGACTGAAAAACAACGGCTTTTTTGTATTTATTTCATTAAGTACTTCAATGCAACAAAGGCATATCAGAAAGCTTATGAGTGTAACTATGTAACAGCTAAGACAAACGGCAATAGATTGCTGACAAATGCTAACATTAATAGCGAAATTGACAGGATGAAAGCTGAACAAACAACCGAACTTAAGCTTGATATCAGAGACGTTTTGCAAAAATACATTGATATCGCCTTTGCAGATGTTACCGATTACTTAAAGTTCGGTAGAGAAGAAGAAATCGTTTATAACGAAAACGGTGATCCCAAGTTAGATGCAAATAGCAATATTAAAACTCAGGCATATAACTACGTCCACCTAAATGATTCAAGCGAGATAGATGGAACAATAGTAACTGAAGTCAAACAAGGTAGAGATGGCATAACAGTAAAGCTCGCTGATAAAATGAAGGCCTTAGAGATGCTAGCAAAGTTTACTGATTTGCTTTCAGAAAATGATAAGAAGAAGCTGCAAGAAGAAAAACTTAAAGTGGATATCGCTAAAGCGAATGTAGAAATCGATAAATTGCAAAATGGTACCAAGGATGATGGACCAATTGAAATAGTGATCAGTAGTAAAAAATCCAAATAAATTTTATGCATTGAATCCTGGGAAATAATTTTGGTACATGCCACAAAAGCCTATCAAATCAACGATGTATAAAACTATGCATAATCAATAAAAATCAGTAGTACTAAAACCCTTATAGTACACTAGGTGTAAATAACGTGCACTTCATAAAATTGGTATTATGTTAACTCAATTTGAATAGCGTATGCACCAAATGTATGAAAGGATGAGCGCAATTGGTTGCCATACAGAAAGAAGTCAATCCTCACTTTGAGGATTTTTTATTTGATTGGAACCAAAAGTTTCAATTTTTAGTTGGTGGCTATGGATCTAGTAAAAGCTATCATGTGGCACTAAAAATAATCCTTAAGCTACTGACTGAAAAGCGAACAGCTTTAGTTGTCCGTGAGGTATACGATACGCATAGGGATTCCACTTTCTCTTTATTTGAGGAGATTGTTAATGATTTAAAACTAGACGATAAAATCAGATGCGTTAGTTCACCCATGCAGATTCGCTTTCCAAACGGTTCGAAAATCATCTTCAAAGGGATGGATAAACCAGCTAAGTTGAAATCGGTTAACAACATATCACTTGTTTGGCTGGAGGAATGTTCGGAGATTAAATATGCAGGGTTTAAAGAGCTACTTGGACGTTTGAGACATCCAACTTTAAAACTCCATATGATTTTATCGACCAATCCAGTCGGGGAGGATAACTGGACTTATTTGCATTTTTTTAAGGATGATGTGAAAAAGATTTATATCCTGGATGACCAAGATCTATACAAGCAAAGAACAATCGTAGTCGGAGATACTTATTATCACCACTCCACTGCTGATGATAATCTATTCCTCCCGCAAAGCTATATTGAACAATTGGAGGATATGGAATCATATGATCCTGATTTACACCGTATAGCAAGGCATGGCCGTTTTGGAATAAACGGAAAACGTGTGCTGCCACAGTTCGAAGAGTGGCAACATGAGAAAGTCATGCAGGCGATCAATGATGTTTATCGACCAATCGAGCGAGTTGGAATGGACTTTGGTTTTGAGGATTCCTTTAATGCTGTTATTCGTATGGCAATAGATCATAAAGAAAAAATCCTGTATATCTACTGGCAATATTATAAAAATCAAATGACGGATGATAAAACTGCAGAAGAATTGAAAGAGTTCAAAGAAACCAGAGAATTAATCATTGCAGATTCAGCAGAGCCCAAAGCAATTCGATACTTAAAACAATCAGGCTTTCGCATCAAAGGTGCTGAGAAGTTTCCAGGTTCACGTCTTGCTAATACGAAAAAAGTAAAACGGTTTAAAAAAGTTATTTGTTCTTCTAACTGTCCAGATGTAGTTAGAGAGTTGAAAAACTTAACATACAAATTAGATAAAAATGGGAACATTATCCCCGACGAATTTAAGATTGACCCTCATACATTTAGCGCCATTTGGTACGGACTGGATGGTTACGAGGTATCAGACTTAAAAGGCGGTGCAGTTTCTATATTGAAATGAGGTGAATAAATGTTAGTTGAAGATCTATACAAGAGACCTTATTACGAATATCTAAACGATATTATCCGACGTATGGTAGGTGAAGGACTAACAATCAATGAAGTATTGGTCCAAGAACTTAAAGACTGGAAAGCTTCTGAAAGCTATAAAAGTATGCTTACTGGTGAAAAGTACTACCTAGAGAAAATGGATATTCGAGAAAATAAGAGTCAAGAAATCGACTGGAAATCTAATATTAAATTAGAACATGGCTTTGCTAAGAAGCTGGTTAACCAAAAGGTAGGCTATCTTTTATCTAAGGAACCAACCATTGCTACGGAAGACATAACTTACGCAGATCATTTAAAGCAGGTGTTCAATCACAAGTTTTTAAGGACCTTAAAGAACATTGGTAAAGAAGCAATTAACAAAGGTAAAGCTTATATGTATGTATACTTTGATGATGAAGGAAATCTAGGATTCAAGAAGCTACCTTCTCAACAAGTCATCCCATTTTGGAAAGACAGCGAGCATACGGCTATCCAGTCGTTTATTTATTTTTATTCGGAGATCATCTATGAGAATAAAATTAAAAAGGTTATAGAGAAAGTGGAGTATCATCATGAGAAAGGTATCGACTATTATATCTTTGATGGGGCTAAATTAGTTCCTGACGATGTTGCTGGTCTTAGTGTTGGCCATAACTTCGTGATTAACGGTGAACCTTTTTTGTGGGAACGAATACCGCTTATACCGTTTAAATATAACGAGGAAGAACAACCATTGATTGAAAGTATCAAGTCACTTATAGATAACTACAATATGCAGGCTTCAACGAATGCAGATTTACTAGCAGATATACCAAAGGTTGTTTACAAGCTTGAGAATTACGGTGGAGCTAATCTGAAAGAATTTATTTATGAGCTTAACAAATACCGAGTAATCAATGTAGAAACAGGCGGAGATGTAGGAACTATTGAAGTCAATCCTGCTACCGAAGCAAATGAAAAAGAGCTAGAACGTACTCGAGCAAATATATATGAGTTTGGTAGAGGCCTTGATTCAAAAGATAAAGATTTAGGTAATGCTTCTGGGAAAGCTATGAGGCATAAATATGGCGATTTAGATATGGACTGTAACATTCTCGAAACTGAGTTCCAAGCTAGCTTAGAACAGGTTATTTGGTTTGTTAATAAGTATCTACAAGTAAAGAAGCTAGGCGATTTTTCCAATGAAACAGTAGATTTCATCTTCAATCGTGACATCATCATCTCTGAATCAGAAGTTATTACAGACTGCGCTAATTCTGTTGGTATCCTGGATGATAAGACGATTCGAGAAAACCATCCATGGTATACAGATGAAGTGGAAGAACGATTAAAAGCCCAAAAACTTGAAGAACAAAAAGCAATAGAAGAATATAAGAGCACGTTTCCAGAGGACGTGAAGGCAGATGGCTAAACCAACAAAGTCTTATTGGACGGACCGTGCTGCACAACGTGAAATGGAGTCGCAGCTCATTGCCAGTAAGTATTTAGCAAGAATGGACGAGAGTTTAAGAGAAACACAGCAGGACATTCTTAGACAAATCGAAGTCTTTTACGCACGTTATGCTAATGACAATAAGATAACCTTAGCAGAAGCAAGAAAGTATCTAACTGCAAAGGAATTGAAAGAGTTTAAAGAAGTTAACCTCAAACGATTCAAAGAAATGTCGTTAAGAGGCGAAGCTGAATATGAAAACTTGCTGAATGCTATTAGTTTTCGTGTACGTATTTCTCGTTTAGAAGCACTCAACCTCCAAATTGAAATGCAAATGGCTGAATTGTATAACGGTTTGAATGGATTACAAGCATACACATATACAGGCTTATCGGAAGTGTACCAAACTTCTTATTATCAAATGATGTTTGGAATGGCTCAAGCAGGTATTATTTCAGGAACAGTAACGGCCATATCCGATAAGACCATGCAAGAGATACTCACATATAACTGGAGTGGTAAAGAGTTCTCCAAACGTATTTGGGGGCATGAAGAAAAGACCAAGCGAGCTTTACGAAAAGAATTGGAGAAAAGTTTTGCTTCAGGAAGATCCATTCAGAAAACAACTAAAGCCATTGTTGAGGTTACAGATGTTGCTCGTTCTCGAGCGGAAGCATTGGTTCGTACTGAATCAAATTTCTTTCACGGTCTTGCTGCACAAAATAGTTATGTGGATGCAGGAATGGAAAAGTATGAGGTTCTTGCTACGTTGGACTTTAGAACATCTGATAAATGTAGAGGGCAAGATGGTAAGATTTATAACGTAAGCGATTATAAGCCGGGTATTACTGCGAATCCTTTTCATACGAGATGCAGAACAACAACAATCCCTTATTTTGATGATGAGGAATATATGGAAAATGAAAAGCGTGAGTCATTGGACGGCCCAATTGATTCTTTGACATTTGAAGAATGGTTTAATAAGTATGTAGTAAATGAAAATGAGGGAAGCTCACCAGAGATATTGAGTAAACAAATTTCTAATCGTACTACTGACAAGGAGCAATACAGTAGATATATAAAAGTATTAGGTAAAAGTGTATTACCATCTTTTGCCGAGTTCCAAGATATGAAGTATAATAATCTTGAAAGATGGAGGAACATTAAGGGTGATTATAGGAAGCGAAATGCCTACAATAAGATTGCCTTACATGAGCCTAAAATTACGGCTGACTTAAAAAGTATTGCTAAAACCACCAATGTTCAAATGGTTGGGCTTGAATATCGACTTAAGACGATGGAATCTTATCTTCGAAAAGTGGAAACGGATAGTAAGAGAAGCTTAGACATAAAGGTTATCAGTGATACTATTTCTAATACTAATGATGTAATTAGATACACGTATCAATCTGATGTAAATAGTTTAGTTAAGTCATTTAATGATGTAATAATAGAATTGCAAAAAAAAGGCTACTCCATTTATAAAATCAAGAACTCTTGGAATAATAAAAGTAATCCATACAAAGGTATCAACTGTATTTTTATTAGTCCTGATAATCAAAAGTTTGAGTTGCAATTTCACACTCCTGAAAGTTTTGAGTTGAAAAATGGTATTATGCATAAGCTTTATGAAGAGTATCGTTTAGATACAACTTCTAGTGAAAGAAAAAAACAAATTACACATGAGATGTTCCAGCTTTCGTCCAATCTTACAAAGCCCATAAATATTAATGAAATTAAATGAAGGGAAGGTGCCGATTGATGAATGATTTTTATTTTGCCTATAACTATGATGAAAATAGTCAAAGTGCTTCCAGATTGTATCGTTTTATAAACGGTGAATTCGATCGGTATGACGAAGTCGAAAACAAATGGAAACCTGATTCTGAGCAATGCAAGATATTCATTGGCGAAGACTGGGAGTATGATGAAATTTCAGAGAAGCAAGCAAAAGAAATAATTGAAAACATGCTTGATTAAAAGTACTGTCAACCTTAACTGGTAGGGAGTGCTTTTTATTATGTCTAAAAGGTGGTGAGAAGTGATGGTACTAACTCAATTATTGCTAGTAGGTCTTCTTATCCTATTCTGTTAGATGTTTAAAAAGAAACCACAAAATGCATATCTTACTAATCCAGAACAATTCGTATCTATCGAACCTGTCTTATCTGATTTACCGAAAAGATCTATTAAGAACTCACATTGGTTTACACATACATTCATGCGCCCTCGCAGGAAAGGATAGGTGGTCCAGTATCTCGCAGCCAGGCGTTAATGGCAATCTTGAAAGGTGGGATTATCCATGAAGAATATTAAACGATCAAATGTAATTATGTTTATTTCGAATTCAATTATAGTGTTAGCGCTCTTATATTTAGTATTTGAACAAGAGTGGGGATACTTCTTTGTTCTAAGTATTTTCGTAATAGTTTTATCAGTATTAGAAATCGCAAGTTATTTGCGAAAAATGGCCAATAGTGAAAAGAAGCAAGAAAAAACAATAAGTTTTACTGTGAATGTACCTGTAGCTAAAGCATCTGATATTGATAGTCTCATAAACCAAATTGAAAAATCACTTCAAGAAGAAATTAATAAAAATACATCCTTGTCATGAACGCTAGTCTTTTTGGCATTTGAAGACGTAAAAGAACAAAGCGGTTAGAGGATGAAAACCTCGTAAAACAATCGTAGACCAATTAGGAGGAAAAAATAAATGAATAGAGCATTTTTAGAAGCTTTAGGGCTGGATAAAGATACAGTTGATAAAATCATGGGCGAGCATGGGAAGTCTGTAGAAACGAATAAAACGAAGCTTAAAGACTTAACTACAGAACGAGATGATTTGAAAGGTCAACTGGCACAACGTGACACGGATTTAGACGATTTGAAGAAAAAAGCAAAAGGAAGCGAAGACCTTCAAACGCAACTTGCAGACCTTCAAACAAAGTACGATACCGAAAAAGGTGAGTACGAAACAAAGTTAAAAGAGACGCAACTATCAAGTGCCATTAAACTATCTCTTGCCGGGAAGGTGCATGATACGGATATCGCTATTTCTCAAATCGATAAATCCAAAATTGAATTAGGTGAAGACGGAAACGTCGCTAAAGGTTTAGATGAGCAGTTAAAAACACTGCAAGAATCAAAACCTTTTTTGTTTGTCCCAGAAACAAAAGGTACTAACATTTCAGGAGTTATTCCAGCAACGCCTAAAGGAAAACAAGATCCACCTGCCGAAAACTACGGCAAAAAAATAGCCGAAGAACGTTCTCAAGGAACCGAAGGGCTAGAAAGTGCACGAAAAACTTATTTTGAATGAGGAGGAAAAATGAATGAGTAAATTTGTAGAAACAACGTACACAAACAAAAAAGAAATTTTAAAGTTCCCAGATCACTATGTGAATCTAGCGGTTACTGTATCGGACACAGGTGTTGCAGCTAATGGAGAAGGAAAGAAAATTGTTCCCGCTGGCACCATCCTTGGTGGAGGATTCTTAGGTGATGAATCTAAACTAGCAGTTAAAACTAATGGCCTCGGTGCAGAGGGTGTTCTTTTCAATGATACAGACGTAACATTTGGTCCTGCACCTGGTGCAGCTTTGATTCACGGTTTCATTGATTTAGATAAGCTTCCAGAAGCTCCAACTGCAGAGGCAATTGCAGCACTAAAACAAATTACATTTTTGAAATAAGAGAGGATGAATATTAATGCCAACAATTTATGATTTAGTTAATGCACCAAATATTGCAGCTTATTACCAAAACAACCCATCAAATAATATCCCATACCTTGGGGCAACTCTTTTCCCGTCTAAAAAACAACTTGGTTTGGACTTGAGTTGGATTAAAGGATCTAAAGGATTACCAGTTGCACTAAAGCCTGCTGAATTTGATACAAAAGCATCTGTTCGTGACCGTATCGGATTTAGCAAAGTACAAACAGAAATGCCTTTCTTCCGTGAAGCTATGCGAGTTGGAGAGAAGGAGCGTCAGGAAATTAACAGATTGCTAGCATCAAATCTAGATGAAATGACAAAGACAGTAATTGCTAACATCTATGATGATGTGACGACTCTTGTGAATGGTGCAAACGTTCAACCGGAGCGAATGATTATGCAATTGCTTTCAACTGGGAAAATTCGCATCACTGCTGATCGTTTGGATTACGATTACGATTACAAGATGCAAAATGATCATAAAGAAGTATTAGCTGCAGGAGCTCAATGGAGTTCCGTAGATTCTACGCCAATCCAAGATATTTTAAGATGGCAGGATACTGTGGAAGAAAATACAGGCACTCGTCCAACTAGCGCTATTATGACTCGTAAAACGTTTGGTTATCTGTTAAAGCATAAGAGCATTCTTTTGGATATGAATCCACTTGGTGGACAAAACGTAATCATGACAGATGCTCTTTTAAAACAGTATTTACAAACTAAGTTTGGTCTTTCGGTAGCGATCTACAATAAAAAATATCGTGATGAAAATGGTGTTTTACACAACTTCTTCCCGGATGATTATTTCACGCTTATTCCTGAAGGAAGTCTAGGTAGCACTTATTATGGAACAACTCCAGAAGAGTCTGATTTAATGACAGGCCAATCAGTCGCTGATGTGTCTATCGTAAATACAGGAGTGGCGATTACCACTGTTAAAGAGCCTCATCCAGTAAATGTGAATACGATTGTTTCTGAAATTGTTTTACCTTCATTTGAAACAATCGATAATATCTTTGCTGCCAAAGTTAACTAAGAGAGGAGAAACAAACATGCCAGATTATAAAGTAACCTTCGCTAGCAATGTTAAACTCGGCACAGAAGTTTATCGAAAAGGCGATACAGCAACTATTTCTGAAGAGGTATTTGAGTCAATTGAGAAACAGAAATTGATTGAGCCGAAATTTGAAGAAATTGAACAAAAAGTTAAGTCAATCGAAGAAATGACTGTACCGGAATTGAAAAAGTATGCAAAGGATAATGAAATAGATCTTGGAGATGCAAAAAAGCAAAAAGAGATCTTGGAGGCTATTCAAGCAGCTGAAGAAGTGGAATCGCTAAATGGAGGAAACACCCCAGACGGTGATGACGATCAGACTCCTCCAGGAGAGTAAGGTGGTATTTCATGGACGTATTTGAAATCGTCAAAGCTAAATTACCTGCTGACTTACTTCCTGAAGATACCGCACTAGCTATGGACGTTGCAGAGGTGGGGCAATCCATCCTCACTTACTGCAATCGATCTGATATTCCGAAAGAATTGGTATTTGTCCATGCAAATATGGTTATAGACTTGATTACAGGAAATGCGAGACGTAGTGATACGGATAGCCCTGGTTCTGTGAAAGCCATCAAGGAAGGAGATGTGCAAGTGACATTTGAAGCGGCTCGAACAAGTACTCGAGAAGCTCATATGGAAGCACTTCTCTTCGATTACGCTAGTCAGTTAAATCGTTTCCGGAAATTGAGGTGGTAGCTTGAACATCCAAAGTATTATGGCCAAAGCTACTGCAGCGGTAGAATTTATGTATGATAAAACAGCTATAATCAAACGTTATGAAGAGATTGAAAAACCTAATGGTGCAGATGGAATGGATTGGGTAACAAAGCATAACGATGTACCTTGTCGCTTATCGACCGTTGGTTCCTCTACACTGAATAACACAGATCAAGAAGATGCAAACGAAATAAGTTATGATGAAAAGCTTATCCTGTCTAGTGCATATGAGATTCGAGCTGGAGATGAAGTTATTGTCAGTGAAGTAGTGGATGGAGTTGTACTAAATTCGACGAAATACGAATCAGCTCGTAAGCCTTTTCGTTATGTCTCCCATCAAGAAGTGCTCCTGAAGTTTAAGGGGTATGCGTAATGGGATTTGAGTTCAGTGAGATGAAACTCCTCAAACAACAGGTGATCAAATTGACGAAAGAGTCTGCAGCTATCCACATGAGAGTTGCAAATCGCATTGGCTTACTTGCTATACGTAAAGTAAAGAAAATGACACCTGTTGATACTGGTGACTTACGAAACAACTGGAAGCATTATGTTATGAAAAAAGGCGATACTTATTATATTGTGATCTATAACCAAAAAGAGTATGCTTCCTACGTTGAAAACGGACATCGGATTGTAATAGGTGGCGTGACAGTTGGATGGGTAGAAGGAAGGTTCATGCTAAAGCTCACGATGGATGAGATGGAACGTCTTGCACCTAACATGTGGAAGAATGAAGTGGAAAAAGGAATGAGGGGATTATTTGGTTGATGAACTAAAATCTCTTGTTATTCAGCAATTAAGAGTTGTTTTCCCACAAGTGAAAAAAGTATATGACGAACCAGTACAGCAGGGGCTACAAGTTCCTGCTTTTTTGGTGCTTATTATTAATGATATTCAGGAACGAAAGCTAAATCGAAGAATGGTCCAGGAATTTACGTTTAATATTACGTACTTCCCTTCGGATGAACGAATGTTCTATACGGAAAGTGACCAAGTAAGTTTTCAGTTTAAAACAAACTTTCGCTACATAGCGAATAAGTTCCATGTTTTTAACATCGAAGCGATTAAGCATGATCGTACCTTGATATTTACATTTACGGTAAAAACGACATTGGAAGAAATTGTTGAAGAAGTGAAAATGCGAACGTTGGAGGTGCAACAAATTGTCTAGGAAAATTAAAGAAACAGATACCTCAGAAAAGGTTGAAGTTCAAAGTGCACAACGATTTAGTAAATCAGCTTTCTTGGATGCAGCTGATAGCAATAAAGATCGATTAATCCTTCAAGTTGTATTAGAGGATAAAAAATTATACACACGAGATGAAGTGGCGAGCAAAGTAGATGTGTGGAAAAAGAAGGAGGTTAAATAATGGCAGGCGGAAGACATGAAGATCAAAATAAAATACGTCCAGGTACTTACACCAATTATGAAACAAACACCCTAGCAACTCCTGGTTTAGATTCTGTAGGAGCCGTAGTCATTCCCTTAGCACTTGATTGGGGTGAGGTCGGTAAGTTTATAAAGGTGAGTCCTCAGACGAACTTCCTTGAAGTTTTCGGAAAAGAGATAGCTGATTTAATTCCGATTAGGGAAGCATTTAAAGCAAACGGAAATGTACTTGTATATAACCTTTCAGGTTCAAATGGAGTTAAAGCAACTGCTACAAGTGGCACATTCGTCGTTACAGCTAAACATGCAGGAACGGATGGCAATAAAGTATCTGTGACAGTAAATGTAGGGCTAAATGGTACATCCACAGTGAGAACTTACTTTGGTGGAATCATCGCTGATACTCAAACAGTGGAGACTGTAGCAGATTTAGTGACAAATGCTTATGTAACATTTAGTGGTGCATTGCCTACTTCGGATGCGACTCTAACATTAACCGGAGGAACAACTGAAGCTGTTACAAATGAAAGTTATTCCGATTTGGCTGTTGCGTTATCTACGGAAAACTTCAAAACTGTTGCACTTAGCACTACGGATGATGAAATTAAACTCATCCTCTCTTTGCAAGCAAAAATGTGGAGAGATGAGGAAGGTAAAAATGTAACACTTGTAACGAGTAAGTACAATACCGCTGATCATGAAGGAGTAGTGTCCATTAAAAACGGGGTTACCCTTGATGATGGTACTGAACTTACTGCAGAACAATCTTTGTATTGGTATGCGGCAGCATATGCGGCAGCTGGCTCTAAATCCTTAACATATGCAGAATATCCAGGTGCGATAGATTGCGAACGTTTGACTGACGCAGAAATCAAGCAAGCACTAAGAGATGGCCATATAGTATTCACTTATAACGAAGGGGCAGACGGAATAGATCAGGTAGTAGTCGAGCAAGACATTAATACATTCCGTTCTTTCACTGTAAAGAAAAATCAAGACTTCCGTAAAAATAAAATAATCCGTGAGCGAGATATTATGGATAACAATATTCAACATCTTCATAATCGCTCCTTTATCGGTAAAGTGAATGGTACACGAAACGGTCGTAATCTATTTAAAGGTGCTATTATGACAAATGTCTTGGACCCAATGGTCAGAAGAGAAGAAATAGATCCCTATAATCCAGATGAAATCGTAGTCACTCAGGGAGTAGAAAAAGACGCTTCGGTAGTTACAATAGGTGTTAAGTTTATTGATGCTCTCGAAAAAGCTTATGTAAATGTAAATTGTAAATAATGGAGGTGGAATGAATGGTAAATGTATTGCAAAACAATGATGCCATTAGTGGTAAAGAAGGTACAGTATTTGCAACTATCAAAGGACAAGTTCTTGAATTTGCAGAACTTGTGAAAATTGAATCGCGCGTCAACTTAATTAAAGCAGACGTAAAAGCAGTTGGTAAACGAATGAAGGGCGCTAAAGTTGTAGGTGCAGAAGGAGTAGGCTCTTGGACAATTCACTATCACCGTCCAGAAATGAGAGCACTTGTGTACAACTATATCAAAACAGGTGAAATTCCAATTATTGATGTAATGATCACTAATGCGGATATTACTAGTCGTGCAGGTACACAAACTGTCTTACTAAAAAATCTTATTCCTGATTCTGCTTTGATTGCAGCGCTTGATGCGGATTCAGAAGATCTATTGACAGATGAGAGTGACTTCACATGGGATGACCTAGAAATTCTAGAGCATTTTGTACCAGTTAACTAATTAGGGGGAAATTATTCATGAGTAAATTAAAAGCGTTTTTAAAAGGAAATGTTAAACAAGTTGAGAATGCCTCTTTGAAGCTTGATCGCTTCGATGAGGCTATTATTTTGCGTCCATTAGCATCTGCTGAATCGGAAAGAATCCAAGAAGGATGTTTCCAAAACAAAGCGGGTAAAAAGGGAAAGCAAGAGAGAGTATTCAACGTTGTTAAATATAATCGTGAGATATGTGTTGCTTCTTTTGTTCATCCTGATTTGAATTCTGCTGAATTACAAGAAGATTACGGAGTGCGCGGGGCAGATAATTTATATTCCAATATGTTTTTAGCGGGCGAAGCTAATCAAATTCTGGAGAAGGTAACAGAGATTAGCGGTATTGTTCAAGACATCAACGAAGACATCGAAGAAGCAAAAAACTAATTGAGGGAGAGCACGGTGAAGACGAAGAGGCAGACGCTGAGTTCATCTACTATCACTTTGCTCTCCACAATTTTAATTGGGTTCCTGCTCAATGGCTAGCTCTAGATAGAAAAGAAAAAGCTTTAGTTATTGCTAGTATTAAAGTTGAGATGGCTCGACGTAAAAAAGAAAACGCAAGATTAACCAAGAAGTAAGACGGAGGTGAGAATTTGGCAGGACAACAAACTTCCTTAGCTTTACAAGATCGTATGACTGGGCCTCTAATGAAAATAATGAAAGCGATGGATGCGACTATTAGCGTAATGGAACAGATGGACCACTCTGCAACTAACCTCGATACAAGAGGCTTGATGAAAGCAAGAAGTGGTTTACAATCTGCAACTGCGGAAATGGAGAGATTTTTGTCTGCCTCAAGAACTGCGAGAGCAAGCGGAATGCAGCCATTACAAGAACAGTTCACTAGCTTACCTGGTCCCATCGGAAGTGCTACAGGAGCCGTAAAAGGTTTCTTCTCTTCTTTCGTTGGGGCCGCTGCCGCTTATCTTTCTATACAAGGTTTGGCAAATGGGTTTCAAAGTTTTGTGAACTCTTCAGATGCGTATGTTTCAACTTCTGCGCGTCTTGCGTTAATTAATGATCAAACTCAAACGCAAGCAGAATTGCAGGACAAAGTATATCGCGCGGCTCAAAGAAGCCGTTCTGGTTATATGGATATTGCTAGTAGTGTAGCTAAACTAAATATGCTAGCGGAAGATGCATTTTCAGGAAATGACGAAGCATTACGTTTTAGTGAATTAATGGGTAAATCATTTACTATCTCGGGAGCATCCACACAAGAACGGCAAGCAGGTATGTATCAGTTGACTCAAGCAATGGCAGCAGGAAAATTAATGGGGGATGAATTCCGCTCTATTATGGAGAATGCCCCTATGTTAGCGCAAGCTATTGCAGATGCCATGGGTAAAAGTAAAGGAGAGTTAAAAGAATTATCTTCTGAAGGAATAATTACTGCAGACATCATTAAAAGTGCTTTATTTGGTGCTGCAGGAGATATAGAAGAAAGTTTTAAGAATATGCCTTTAACTTTTGCCCAAGCAATGACAATGATGAAAAACTGGGGATTGACCGCTTTCGAACCGTTACTTATTCGTTTAAATCAATTTGTAAATTCGGATGCCTTTCAGGTTTTAGCAGGTCATGTGATGTGGTTCGTTAGTGTGTTTATTGAAGGTATGTCGCTTATGTTCGATATTCTTGAAGTTGTTTATACCGAAGTTGGAGCAATTGGTCAAATCCTTTCTGATTCTTGGGCGTTGGTAGGACCCTTGATAATAGGTGCAGCTGTTGCACTTGGCACATACCTAACTCTTCTGGGCCTCTATAGAGCTTATTTAATAGTCATCGCAGGCATTGAAGCAGCACGGGCTTTTGCGCTAGGGGTAATGACAGTTGCGACAATGTTAGCAGCAGGTGCTATTTCTTTACAAACTGCAGCACAGTGGGGGTTAAATACAGCCCTTCTAGCTTTCCCAGGTACTTGGATTCTATTAGCTTTTGTGGCGGTTATAGCCCTAGTTCTATACGCCATGGTTAATTGGGGAAATCAAACAGCATCCGTAATTGGTTTTATCACAGGGCTGTTTTCTGCACTGGGAATGTTTGTATGGAACATGTTCGCACACTTATGGAACTACCTAGCAATGTTTGCAGAGTTCTTTATCAATCTATTTATAGATCCTACTTATGCAGTAAAAAAACTTATCTATGATTTAGTTAAATCAGGGATAGATATGATGTCCTCTCTAGCTGGCTCCTTTGATTCTGCAGCTGATATTTTAGCAAAAGTATTTGTAACGGCAGCAAACATTGCCATTGGTGGTATTAATGCTCTAATCAGTGCCATGAACTTGATACCAGGTGTAGATATAGGCAAGGTTGGAAAACTAAACGTTGAAGCCACAACAAATGTCTTATCTAATGGATTAAAAGCAATGGCGAACAATCTAAAAGCCCCAACTAGCTCTAAAGATGTTGTGAGTATTCCTAGAGCAACATTAGGAAGTATTCCAGCAGCTTTTAATGCCGGTAATGACTTTGCTAAAAAGATGTCACTAGCAGCTAGTGAAAAGCTAACTGGTGCTATTGATAAGGTAAAAGGATTTATGAAGGGTCCATCTGCTACCGATAACCCTTTTAATCCGGATGCATTTAATATGGGAGATCCAATGAAAGGACTCGGTGATTTAGCTAATGCTAAAAACCCTACAGGCGGTAAATTAGATTCAGTTGGAAAGATTGATAAGGATATTAATATTGCGGATGAAGATATTAAATTAATGCGCGATCTAGCAGAGATTAAATCCATTCAAAATATTATCACGCTGACACCTCAAGTAACGTTTGGGGATACACATATACGTGAAGAAGCCGATATTCCAAAAATAGTGAAAGCCATTGAAAAAGTATTGGAAGATGAAATGGCACAAAGCGCAGAAGGGGTGTACGGAGTATGACACGGGGCATCTACCTAAGCGTTAAGAATGATTCAGAAGGCTTTCGTTTACCAGTCAATCCAGAAGAAGTAGAAGTAGTTATAAAAGGTGATGGAGAAGGATTCAAGATTGCGAAGCTTGGAAGCATAAACATCCCAAAAGATGTGGAGCTGGAAGAGTTTCCACTCGAGTCCTTTTTTCCTGCGCAAGATTATCATTTTTTAGTAGCAGAATTTAGGGAGCCTATTTTCTACATAGAGAAATTGAAAAGATGGCAGAAACAAAAGCTGCCTGTTCGGTACATCTTTGTAGAGGGCTCTTTCACTATCAATGAAATGACGACTATTGAAAGCTTCACGTATAAAGAGACATTCGGAAGTGAGGATGTTCCTTTTAAACTTTCCTTGAAAAAGTATGTCCCGTTTGGACCAAAGAAAATGGAAATAAAGAAACCAAAAGCAGTAAAAGGTGTAACAACCAATAAACCTGCAGTTGTGAAAAAAAACACACCACCTAGACAAAACTCTAAGCCTCAACCACAAACATATTCTCTTGTAAAAGGAGATAGCCTATGGAAAGTGGCTCAGAAGTTTTTGGATAACGGGAATCGTTTTGATGAAATTGCGAAATTGAATGGAATTAAAGCAAGCGATTATCGGAAATTACCGATTGGCTTGAAATTGAAACTCCCAGCGAAATGAGGAGTGAGGCATGGAACTACTAATAGATAATAAAGATGGAACCGTATGGGATATGCCTGTGTCGGAAATCGAATGGAAAACTTCGAGAATAGGAAAAGCAAGCACCTTAGATGCTACCTTAGCTATCGAAGAACCATTAAAATATCCAACCAACAACGGAGCCATTATTCGTGTAATGGATGGTAAACACAAAATATTTTATGGTTATCTATTTGATAATGGCTATAAGAAAGATGCAGCGGTATCCATTAAAGGCTACGACCAATTACGGTACATGATGGCAAACGATACTTTCGTGATGCCTTCTTCTACTGCATCGGTAGCAATCAAGAACATCGCGAAACGTTTAAAATTGAAGGTAGGAAAATTTGAAGATACGGGTTATACAGTTCCAGGTATTGCTGAAGATGATAAAAAGGCGTTTGATATAGTATCGAAATTTTTGGATGCCACATTGATCGCGACGAATCGAAACTTTGTGCTTTATGACGATTTTGGTTCACTAGCTTTGAAAAATATTAATAATATGCTGATTCCAGCAGACGTCTTCTATATCGGGGAAGACAGTCTGCTTTTTGATTATGATTACAAAAAATCTATCGATAAAGAAACATTTAACCGAGTGAAGTTTGTGAAGGACAACGAAAAAACCGGGAAACGTGAAGTGTTCATTGTCGAAGATAGCAACAGTATAAAGAATTGGGGCCAGCTTCAAGAGTTTCGAAAAGTCGATGAAAACATGACCGAAGCACAAATAAAAGACCTTGCCACTAAATTCATTCGACTACGTAACAGAGAAACGAAAACGCTCGATTTGGATTGTATTGGAGATTGGCGAATTCGTGCAGGTTCTTTTGTGTACGTATATATCGAAAAAATAGGCATTAGCGAATATTTCCTGGTAGATGAATGCTCTCATAAATGGAAAGAAGGCATCCATACGATGTCCTTGAAAGTGATGGTGATTTAGGATGAGCCTATTGAACATAGTGAAAAAAGCTGGAGTACAAGCAGTAGGTGCAGGGAGTCCAGTAGAATTTTTATTCGGAACGGTATCCAAGGCAAAACCTTTAGAAATTGAAATTAATTCAAACTTTATATTGAAAGGTGAATTTCTAGTACTAACGGAATCAGTAACCCGTTATGAAGTAGATTTAGAACACTCTCATACTTATACGGATAATGGGGCTTCAGCTTCAACAGGGAAGGCACTCACAAATCTTTTGGCGAAAACTCCTATTCGTACAGGCTTGAAAAAGGACGACAAAGTTGTGCTGGCAAAAGTACAAGGCGGAAATAAATACTTGGTGTTAGATAAGGTGGTGGATGCCTGATGGTCTTACCTTTATCAGAAAATATAGCGATTAAGGAAGAAACAGAGGTCTTGGATTCTGCGAATTTACCAACTAAAACCTATAAGCTCGACTTTGATAGTGGACGATGTGCTGGAATGATAGATGGGTTGGAAGCAATGGAGCAAGCGATTTATAAAATGTTTCATACAAAACGTTTTGCACACCTCATTTATTCAGACAATTACGGCTTTGAAAATATGATCGGTGAAAACGAAATATATGTAAGAGGTGATTTGCCTCGAAGAATTAGAGAAATGTTATTGCAAGATGAGCGCATTACTTCAGTAGATGATTTTATATTGGACTTCGTAAAAGATGAAGCCTTTGTCAGTTTAACTGCTGTTACCATTTATGGAGATGTGAGAGTGCTAAGAGAGGTGATTCCATTTGTTCGAACATAAGTCATTTGAAGCATTACGTGAAGAGGTGCTGGACAGTATTCCAGACGATGTAGATAAAAGAGAAGCCTCAATCATATATGATGCTACTATTCATACTATGCCTAAGCTTGCTGAGTTCTATAGCTATTTAGATGTCTTCTTAGATTTAGTTTTTGCAGATACAGCTCCAGATGAATATTTATCAAGACGTACTTCTGAGTTTGGAGTATACAAAAAATATGCTACTCCTTCTGTAAGAAAAGGAATATTTCGTGATACAAATGGCGCCTTGATGGACATTCCAATTGGTAGCCGTTTTTCTTTTGAAAATCTAACATTCGTGACTACTGAGAAGATTTCCTTAGGTGAATATAAGATTGCATCTGAAACGCCAGGAACAATAGGAAATATGGGAATCGGCACTATCCTACCAATTGAACCTATAAACAATTTAGGCTCGGCTGAAATAACCGAAGTTCTTACTGCTGGAACAGATGATGAAGTTGATGATAACTTACGTGATCGTCTTGCTATTCGTGTTCAAAAACAAGCAACTAGTGGAAATGCTTATCATTATGAGCAATGGGCGTTATCAGTTCCAGGAGTTGGCGCGGTAAAAGTTATTCCTGTTTGGGATGGCCCAAATACCGTCAAGGTTATCTTAGTAAGCAACGAAAAAACTCCAGTAACCCCTGGAGTCGTAGATGCAGTGTTTGAGTTTATTGAAAAAGAAAGACCTATAGGGGCAATTTTAACTGTTGTTTCTGCTACAGAGCTTCCTATTAATGTGACTGCTACCTTAACCTTAGCGGCAGGTACAACAATAGAAGAAGTAGAGGCTCAATTTAAAATAGGGCTAGAAGAATATTTAGAATCGATTGCTTTTAAAACTAACGAGATCACAAACGAGCCTGAAATAATTCGGTATAACCGAATAGCGAATGTCTTGTTAGATATCCCACCTATTATAGATTATTCTAATTTACTTGTTAATGGATCTACAGCTAATATCCAGCCAACAGCAGAACAAGTAGGAATAGCGGGGACGGTGATTTTCACATGAAGACAGTTGAGGACATGAAAGCGGAGTTAAAGAAAGAGTTACCGCGCTATTATGACAAGATAAAAGATTTCAATGAGTTGATTAATGCAGAGGCTAAAATATTTGCAGAACTTGATAACCTTTTGGACGAAATCGTTGATCAGTTATACATTGAGACTGCTACATGGGGATTAGCAAGATGGGAGAAGATTTTTGGTATTTCAACGGATCTGTCTAAACCGATCGAACAAAGGCGCTCCGTTTTAAAATCAAAAGTAAGAGGTGCAGGAGTGACTACTGCAGCACTTGTAAAGGAAGTTGCTGAATCGTGGTATAACGGAGAAATTGAAGTGTTAGAACAGCCAGAAAAAGTTGGTATTAAATTTAATTCAAACTATGGAGTTCCTTCTAATTTAGTGGATGTACAAAAAGCTTTGAGAGAGATTATACCTGCGCATTTAATGATTGAATATCTTTTCACTTACTTGCTAATTAAAGAGATTCATGCAGTGAAAACATTAAACGAAATGGGAACCTTAACTTTGAATAAATTTGCAGGAGGTGCATGATGTGGCAAGTAACACACCGAAATTAGGATTATTAAAGAAAGATCCAATACTAGACGGAAATGATACTTTTAATATCCAAACAATGCTAAATGAGAACTGGGACAAAATAGATGAAAAAGTAGCGCTACTGGATCCATTGACTGGCAAAATACCTGCTGATCAAGTTGAGGTTGACTCAAGTTATTTGAACAGTACTGGATATGCGGTTACAACAGGATCAGCAAATGTATTAATAGCAAACTTAAATCCCCCACTCACAACATATGCCGAGGGTGTTTCAATACGTGTGAAAATAAGTGCCACAAATACAGGGGCTTCTACCTTAAATGTGAATGGGCTGGGTGCCAAGTCTATCAAGAAGTCGAACGGAAACGACGTTGCTGCAGGTAATCTTAAGGCAGGAAGTATCTACACGTTAACTTATGATGGAACGGCTTTTATCTTACAGGGTGAAGGGGGGGAATATGGAACCGCGACCGCCGGGGATGTACTCAGTGGAACAACGATAGGAACAGAAAACGGCGTTATTCCCGGAACATTAGCACTTACAGGTGATGCTATAGCCTCACAAGTATTGGCCGGGAAAACATTTTATAACACAAATGCAAAGAGTAAAGTAACTGGAACAATGCCTAATAGATCCGGTTTAAATGTAGGTGCAGGCGGTACTGCTAACGGCATGACTAATCCCGGTAAGTTTGAATATGATGTTATCCCTCCAGTAGTCGGATATTATGATTTAAACTCAAAAATCCATCAAGTATTAACAAACCTTATACCTTCTAATTTTAGAGCCGGAGTAACAATCCCGGAAATAGGTCTTTCCGGTACACTTGACATAGCCTCTTTAGGTGGTAAAAAGTTCGCAACAGGTACTGTATCCGGTATTTTAAGTGGTTCGTATCGCACTATAGAAGTTACAGGGTTAGGCTTTGCGCCTAAATATATTATGACTTGGGTTGCAGGGACTTCTTATGTTGTATTGCATTATTACAATAGTGATTGGAACCCCGCTAATTATATACAAATTGATACATCACAAAGTACGTCTTTTTGGAATAGACCGTTTGCGGATATTCCTCAAATAGGTCACTATGTAGGTCCTTCGGGGTTTAAGTTTTTGGTTTATTATAATTCACAATATAACTGGATTGCATTCGGATAGGGGGTACTTTTATGCAAATAGGTCGTAGAATTTACTATGATGCTAGTACTGGAAATTTAATTTTAGATACAGGGGAGAAAGAAGGTTCAGTTGTTCCGACAACGATAGAACAAGACTACGAAAGTTATACCGCATTAAAGGATAGAGTACCCTCTCTTTTAGGGGTAATAGAATTAGAGTTTGGCGAATTTGCTCAAGATTTTATGGAATCGAATGGCGTTAGAGTGAATTTAGTAACAAAAGGGCTAGAATTTAGCTACCCTGATCCAAGTGAGCCAGAAGCACCACCTATATATCAAGCTCCCTTGAGCAAATCTGTTTCTTTGCTCGAGCAAGAAAATGCAATGTTGCAAATGAGTGTCATGGAGTTATCATCATATGCAGCTTCGCAAGATGAAAGACTACAAGTACAAGAAAATGCAGTTATGGAACTATCAATGTTAATTGCAGGAGGTATGTAAATGTTCAATGAAAAAAGTGGGTTAGTTCAATTATGGGTAAAGAATGTGAATGATCCAAATAGCGGATATACTCGCGAACAAGTTCCAGCTTTATCGAACTTACGTGAAGTTGTATTCGCTATTTTAGACAGAGAAGCATAAGTCATGTGGCATTTAATAAACAATACAATTAGGAGGATATTTATGTTTAATGAAAATAGTGGATTAGTAAAAATTTGGTTTGGTGCAGTTTTAAACGGGACATACACTTATGCCCAGGTACCAGCATTATCAAATCTTCGTGAAGAAGTGGGTAAGAAATTAACTGATATGGGATACGATATTACAGAGCCAGCACCTGCACAGTAAGGTGTTTTTTTGGTTTAAATCGTATGAGTAACCTAATGCGTCGCCAAAAAGAAATGAATATATAACATCAAAGCACCTCAATAGGTGTATTTTTTATGTCTTTTTTAGATAGGATGCTATAGATGATAAAGGAGGCACAAAATGAATTTATTAAATAATTATTTTGGTATTTCGCTCGTGGTAATGTTTCTATATATGATGTTGTGTTTTTCCCCAACTATTTATTTTCTAGTCAAAATGATATACTCGCCTTATAAATCAAAAGGCAGGGGAATATATGAACAAAATAGAGGAACTTTCAACAAAAATAAGTGAATTGGAACTAAGGTTTGAAGGCTTAAAAGATTCAATGTCTATATTCCAAGACAATATTAATAATAATATTTATTGGTTTTATTCAGTAATTGGTATATTTGTAGCACTATTAGGAGCTGTCGGAGTTGCGTTGTATTTTTTAGTAAAGACTGCAGTAGGTAAAGGTATTGAAAAAGGAATAAATGACATCGAAGGAACAGTAAGAAAGGAAATCGAGTCAATCAAATCAGAGAATAGTAGATTTATGTCTGATTTAGATGAAAAGGTAATAAAACTAATTAAAGAGAATTATCCGATAAGGTGGGCAAAAGGTGCAATTTCAGGCATTTATTTAGATAAAGGAAAGTACTTAAAAATTCATGTAGGAGAAGACCAAGTTAATTGGAGTATTCCAACCACAAAAATTTCCATTACAACCAAAGATGGTATTGAACTTTTGCATAAAGTTGTTGGAGAAGGATCTGAAGGGGTTACAGTGGAAGTTATTAATTATAGCCCTGCACTGCACGGAAATATCATTGAATGGGCATTAATTTGGCAAAAAGAAATAGAGAGAATTTAATTATTTTTTATTCACAGAGGGACCAAGCGTCTTGAAGATTATTATAAGTCTAGAAGGATTCCCTCCTCTTTTGCCGAATTGTGAATGAAAGAGGGAGGAACTAAATATGTTGCTTTTTGTTTTACCGATATATCGTGTTTCCGCTTTCGAGTGGGAAAAAGAATTTGAGAATAAAATGCATGCTGAACTTAGTCCTTTATACGATGATAATATATCGTTAGAAAGAGGAAAAGAGCGGTATAGGAACAGAGAACTTTATCATTATAAATATAATGATGTAGTTGCTTGGCTTGAACTACACTTAGATTTTAATAAGGTCAAGGGTAGAGTATTCATTGCTGATAAAAAGCGATTTGTAAGGGGTTTTAAACCTGTCTTTCGCGATAACTACAAAGCTAGTGGGATAGAGATATCTATAATAAATAAGAGTAATGAAAAGATAGCCGAAGAATTAATTCAAAGTGTAATGGAATATAAAGAATATGCTTTTAAGAAACGTAGTTTAGATATAACTCTGTTACAAGGATTGGCTAAGCATGTTGATTATAAAAGTATATTAAAAGAAAGACATTAATATAAGAACGTCCACACCGGGCGTTCTTTTTATTTTTGCTAGATATAGAGATACTAGGGGGATGTGTCAATGACATCGGAGGGGAACTCAATGGATATTTGGCAAGATGCAGTAAATAAAAGACTTGATGGTCATGATGTTCTTATACAACAAATTCGTGACCAACAGCTATTGGATGGGCACGATATCAAGAATTTAAAAGAAGATATCAAGGAAATCAAAGATGATACAAAGTGGACACGTCGGGCAATTACAAATGCTTTTATAGTTGGGATTATTGGTGGAGCCGTAGCACTTATTTACACAGTATTACAATCATAAGGAGGAAAATAAATATGAAAATCAACTGGAAAGTACGTTTTAAGCACAAACCATTCTTAATCGCATTATTTTCACTGGCGTTGCTACTTGTTCAACAGGTAGCTTCTTTTTTTGGATATGACACTACTATTTACAATGACCGAGTAACGGAATTGTTTAATACTGTTCTAGCAATTCTAGTGCTGTTAGGTGTAGTTTTAGACCCAACTACTGAAGGACTGTCTGATAGTCAACAAGCAATGTATTACAACAAACCACGGGATGAGGTGAAATAAGATGGTTAAAATCTATTTAGATGCCGGGCACGGTGGTAGTGATCCAGGTGCAGTAGGGAATGGATTGAAGGAAAAAGACTTAACCCTTATATTAGCGAAAAAAGTAGAAGCAATGTTAAAGGATTATCAAGATGTGGAAACTAAAATGAGTCGAATAGGAGATACCTATCCATCCCTTTCTTCCCGTACTAATGAAGCTAATAAGTGGGGTGCAGATTACTTTATGTCTTTCCACATTAATGCAGGTGGAGGTACTGGTTACGAAGATTTTGTTTATCCAGGTAGTTCGAAATCTATTGCTTACCAAAATATTATTCATGAAGAAATTGTTAAAACACTCGGTAAAATGAAAAATCGTGGAAAGAAACAAGCGGATTATCATGTATTGAGAGAAACTGAAATGCCTTCTATATTAACGGAGTGTGGTTTTATTGATAATAGTTCGGATGCCTCCCTATTAAAGCAAGATGAATTTATCAAAGAAATAGCGCAAGGGCATGTAAATGGTTTAGTAAAAGCATTTGGTTTAATAAAGAAGGAGGAGGAAACAGAAGTGGCCGAACAACAATTATCAGCTTCACAAGAAGCTATTCGCCAAGAAGCAATCCGATTAAAAATCACGAATGGTAACGATCCGTTTAGAATGGTTAACCAGTTTTATTCATGGGCGGTTGCAATTCCTCAAGCACAGAAAATTGAAGCATTGGAAAAGCGCATTTCAGAATTCGAAAAAAGATTAAAATAACGAGAAATCCTGCTCACGTTTGTGGGTGGGGCTTTTTTCTTATATCTATAATTTACCTTGTATTACATTTTGTATTACATTTTTATATACATTTTGTATGTACATTTGATATTATAGAGAATAAGAAGGGGGAATTATTATGGTAAAGGCGAAAGTTCTAGCTAATTATTTAGTTAAAGCTTACGAGGAATTTACTGATAGTCCTTTTGGTAACAGTGAACTAAAACTACAAAAATTAATGTATTTTATTCAAAGAGAAGCATTGGCTATTGATGGTCAAAAACTCATTGATGAAGACTTTGAAGGTTGGGTCCATGGTCCAGTTCTTCCAGAATTGCGCTTTTTCTTTGACGAAGAAAGTAGTGATGATGAAGACGTAGTAGAAATCAGCGAACGAGAAAAATATATTGTATCTAACGTTTTAGATCAATATGCGCAATATGCTGCTTGGACTTTGCGTGATATGTCTCATAACGAAGAGTGCTGGAAGAAAAGCAGAATAGGATTAGACGATTCAGAAAGAGGGAACGTTATTATTCCTATTGATGATATAAAACTTGATGCAAATACTGTACGCTTATACGATAGTAATTGGGGGATGTATCTAGATGAGTTCGATGACGAACCTGAAGAACCAAACTATCTCCAATAACGCTTTAGAATTGATTGGTAAACTTTGTGATTCCCGTTTTGCTTTTTTTGACAATCGTGCTCAAGAATATAAGTATAAGGTAAGGCCCGTCTTAGTTATAGGTGTAGAAAAAGATAAATTACCTTGTGATATAACTGTATTACCAGTTTCAAAGATCAGTAGAGAAGAAAATATTAGTGCGTTATATGATTATCCTCTGACAAAAGAAAATCATCCTTTATTAAAATTAAAATATGATCCTTCTTTTGTTAGAATACATAAAATATCAACGATGCATTCTAAAGACTTAACATTTTACACAAATAGTCAACTGAATGTTGTTTATCCAGACACATATAGTGAAATAGAAGATAAATTTAAAACGTATACATCAGGGCTATTTTAAAAGCTCAACTGAATTTTAATTTTGCTTTCAAATTAGTTTAGCGACCTTCTCTTAATCGAGTTGGTCGCTTTTTTCTATTGAATAAATTAATGGTGTCCTTAACTTTCCGCTATTCGTCCAACCTCGTGCTTTTACTTTGCATAAATAAGGTGGGGTTCTACTAAATAACTCATTTTTAATATCCGTAGTAAAACCTAGTTTTACACTTCCAATATAATTACCTTCCACACTTTTCAATTGCACCGTTAGAGGTTCAAAAGTAATCTTCGATACTACACAATCATGATAACTCCAATTTATTATTTTCCTCCAATTATCCGTTCTCTTACCAGGCATATAGGTACTACCTAAACGTTTAGTTACTATTCCTTCCATGTTATTATCTTTAATCAAATTAAATAACGACTTACCTTCTGTGTGTATGTAAGGTACCAAATGAATGTATGGAGAATTAATCTTTGCCAACACTTCAGTTAGAAGTCCTTTTCTTTCCTCAAGTGGATATCTAGAAATGGATTCATTTTTATAAGAGAGAATATCAAAAGCCATGAAGTATATAGGTTGTTCTTTATTTCCACTAAAACGTGACATAGCTCCTTCAAAATTATCCGGTGCATCTGTTCCTGGTGCTATTAATTCACCATCTAACAGGACATCATGTTGAATATGTAGCTCTGGAAAACGATTTGTTGTTATGGTGCCATGTCTAGTATAAGAATATTTATTTCCTACAAGTAATCGAATACCATCATATTTTGGTTCATAGATCCAATCTTTATTATTAGTTACTGTGTCTTGAGAATTTAAAAGCATCGGTTTTACTTTTTTCATACTGGTGTTCACCTCATTCACAATGCATTATTTCCATCATGAAAAGTTAAAATACGTAAAAATAGAATAATTTGTCGGTTGCAAAATCAAACGAACGTTCGTATAATGAAACGAAAGGGAGGGAACAGGTGTGCGTATTTTATTAGAGAAATATTTTAGTCGTAATCAAATTATTGAAATGATGTATCTTTCTAAAACTGGTGAAATGAGTAAAAGGAGAGTTAAAGTCATTAATATTCAAGGTGATTCATTCCAGGCTTATTGCTTTAAAAGGAATGCAAAGCGAACGTTTCTAATAGAAAATGTACTCGCACTTGTTCCTATAATTCAAAAAGAAAGAAGTGTTGTGTGATGAACAAAAGACAAAAACAAATTTATGATTACATCAAAAAGTTCATTGCAGATAATCATTACTCACCATCAATTAGAGAAATTACAGATGGAGTCGGGCTGAAATCTTCTTCAACAGTACATGGCCATTTGGATAGAATGAGGGAAAAAGGCTACATTACTTTTATAGATACATGCTCACGAACTTTGCAAATTATTGAATAAAGAAAAGGAGTGTTCTATATGCCAGCAATTCCTGGAGAGGCTTATCAATATTTCGAGAATAGGATATACCTTCCTATGTTGATTAAGGTATTAGAACATGACCTTGAATTGATAATAAAGCAACCGTTTAAACTGCATCGTCCATATATTGCAATGGTTGAGAATGCGTTAAAAAATGTTAAATCTGATTTAAAGAAAACGGATATTTATCTAAAACGCAAAAACATGAAACTGGTACGTGAGAATATGACCAAAGAACAATCAGATTATGTTTTCATCCATATGGGATGGGAAGAACGAAAGACATATTTGAACACACAACTCCGTGATCGTACTGAAGAGTTGTTAAGTACATATTTAATTAAATAATTCATAAAGAAAGTTAGGTGGTTTGAATGGAATTTTTCGATAATATGATTGATAACCCCCAATTAGATTTATCCAACGTGAAGGATAGAGGAAGTAAAAAATGGGTTGCCATGATGTTGCCAGAACACTTAAAGTTAATTAGAAGTTATAAAGAAGAACAAAAGAAAATACCACGTCCGCAATTAGATGAATGGGATTTACACGCAATAGAAGAAACAATAAACATTGCTATTAAAAGAAAATCGGATGTAGTCATAAAGCTTTGGAAGGATGGGGAGTTTATTCTTCGTGGTGGTATTATTCAAAATGTTGATCTAAAGGATAGAATTATTGAAGTTGATAATCCTTATGGTCTTCTTAGCTATAATTTGGACGATATTGTGGATGTGACTGTTACTGATTAAATAGAAGGACTTTCTCAACTCATCTCGAATAGTATTCAAAAGGGGTGAGATGATGGAGAAGAAATATACAGTCTTGATAGAGTATTCGAAAGGATATGCTCGGGAGTTTAAGACAAATAAAAAACCAAAGAGAGTAAATCCAGGAGTTTTAAAGGTCGATAATTATTACCTTAACATGATTAATGTAGAGAGATATTTAGTTAATGGATTTGTAGTACTAGAATAAAGAAAAACCACCAACCATGTTACTGGAAGGTGGTTTATTTTATTTTAAACTGTCCATTGAATCAGCATATCTTTTAAAATTTGAGTCACTCATATCTCCATTCATTTGAAGGAGAAAGTTACCTTTTTGATGAGTGTGTGAATAAAAAATAGGTCCAGCATTTCCTAATTCGTCATAGTAGCTTTTTGCTTGCGCCAAATCTTTCTCATTTTTAAACAAAAATAATCGACCGCCAGCATCTTCTCCTAATGAAGGAATTAAAATACGTTTCCCTTCTATGCGCGTGTTACCGAACTCCCTATTGTCTAAATCAAATGTCCCTCCAACTTCTAACCCATCGTCTTTAAATTTTTTAATAACATCTTCTGTAGTCAATGATGCATTTTGATTAGTGGATCCATGCTGGAGTAGAGCTAGTTTAGATTTAGATGGCGTTTCATATTTTACTTTTGCAGACTTTTGAACATAACTTCCACCACCTACACCATATAAACCACCATGATTGCTTTTGAAGCTATATACACGATACTCTTCACCTTTTTTCATTTTACGAACATTAGATAAGGATCCATTACTTTCTAATTTCACAAGTGTTGTGTCTGATAATATTGTCACTTTACCAATTTGGCCTAACTTTAATTCTGTCTTACCCCACATGACTTTAGTAGCTGCATTTGCTGTATGAATGCTGTAAGAACTAAAACCAACTACCAACAGTAACATTATAAAAACTTTAAATAATTTAGACAACAAAGTGTATCTCCCCCTATTCTTTAATGGTACAAGTATACTGTTTATTGGGAAAAATTTCATTATATATATTTAAACAGCTTCACCTACTTTACGAAGGTATTTTTTATTTGTTTCTCGCTTTGGGTTTCGGTTTTTCTTTTTGAAACAATACTTTCGTTTTATTGAAGATTTCCCGCTCTATATCTTTTAATGGCTTTCCGTATAACTTACTGCATTTCTCTCTAATATACGAACGGTCCTTTATAAAAGGAGTCTTCATTGTAGCGCATAAGAAAGCCTGATCACTCTCAGCAAATTTACTCACACAGTAAAATTGTTCTGGAATCTTTTGTAGTTCCTCTTCTTCAAAAGGCGCAAGCTCTTCTTTCAACGATTTAACTGTTTCTTTACTTGTAGAGAAAAGTGTATATTGTGCACCAGCATCTTTTAAAGTCTTCTTCATAAAATCGAAGTCCTCTAATTTATGAGCCATCCATACATTTTTCATTCCCCATTTACGTGCTTCTCTACAAGCATCATCATGCACATTGAAAGCCGATGGTGTTTGATGTGGTTCATCGCGAATATAAACAAATGGTTTACCATGACAACCGTTTTTTTTTGGTAGATCATAACGAGACAGGGCAGAGAGCCAAATCTTTGCATCCCAAAATGTCGCTAGTCTATCTGTAGCAGTTTCGAATAGTTCGCTCTTAGGTATTCGAATACCAACAAAATATGCTCCACCGTATTTAGGGTTAGTGATGAGATTTCCATCAATCCATTTACGAACATTTATTAAAGGCTTTCCATCGCCTCCTAGCTTCGGTGACTGCAAAAGGGAATTTCTCATGTAATCATTTGAAAGGAGTACATTTATTCTAGACATAATATCCTTCACTATTTGGTTACGGCTATCTGTAGACATTTCGTGCAGCTCTTGAATCGTTCCAAAAACTATTGGATCCGTAATTTTGAAACTCTTTAGGACGTTCTCTCGGTACTCGTCACTTGTGAGACATAGCACAACTTCCATTAATCCTCTGTCCGGGCTTGTGAGGATTGCTTTTGCTACGGCAGATAGATATCGTTCCATTCGGTCAGTGGTTTCATAGGTTGCTAATTTATCAATAAAATCAATCAAGACACTGGTAAGCTTATTAGAGGCTTTTCTTCGGTTGACTTCAACTTCTGACCAGTCTTCTCCTTTTAGTTTCATGGAAGATGTCATCTCATTCCAATCTGAAGGGGGCATCTGCATGAGGTTTCCAAAGTCTAAATCAATGATATGACTTTCTGGAAAGTCTTCAGGTAAAGCATTAATAGCATCATCAATTAATCCACCGTCAGCAGTATCCATCATGATAGCCGTAAATCCATGTTCAGGGAATAAATGCCCTAGTCTTGAGCCCAACATGGTTTTTCCAGTTCCCATCTTACCGAGTATAACTTGAGGTCTGCATAGTAAACCCCAGTTTGCAGTCGGTAAATGCACTACCTCTTGTAGACCTTTAAGTGATAGCACTCCCCATGGAATCCCTTTTTTCAATGCATCTGGAATCTTAACTTCTCTTCTTTGCACACTCTGAAAATTGAAATCATCCTGTAGTTTAGCACTGGGTAATTCAATGAGCCTTCCTAACTCATTATTGGAAAGAATCATAACATTTGGGTCTAGTAGAGTACGAGATGATGGCGCAAAGTTAATGATTTCTTGTGCAATTCTTTCTTGGGATGATTTAGATAATTCCACACGTTCTAACTCATTGTCTGCATGTAGGTCATGAAATCCGTTTGATAGAGAGGATAGTAGGCTAGCGCGTCTTCCTGGGTCAGATGATCCTGCTAATATACGTATCCAAGTTTTAAATGTTGGATCTTTCCTTTTGCGTTGCGTAGAAGTCTTTAATTCGCCATCAATGAGAATTGTACGTTTTTCTAAATCAGAATCAGAACGTCTTAATTTATCGCGAATTTCTTTGTCTTTTTCACTAGCCTTACCTGCTAATGCATCCATGGCAATATCTAATGCTCCAGCTGCTTGATCCATAACGAAAAGGAAGGCATCTCCAGAAGCTAATAGTGCATCCTTCTTTGATATTTTCATTCGTTTTGGAACTTTGCCTGCTCTAAAATTCTTATGAGCTTTATCTGCAGAATCTTGCCAAGATAGACGGTTAACCGGTTGGCACATGATTTGGATATGCGCAAAATCATCTTCTTTTAATTCCTTTGTTCCCATTAATATGGAGCCTAATGGTTCATGTTCAATACGTTTATCTACTTTCAAAGAAAAGATATTATGACGTGTAAGAGACATTTCACAAACATCAATATCGGAAGTAGATGCTTCTCTTTCTACTGTTTCTTCCGTGATAGTCGCTCTATCCCAAATAAGTTCTAACTGTTGTCGTACAAATGACTCTCGCTCTTTTGGAACAGTACAATAAAAGGCAACGTCATTTGAGGTCATGAGTATATCCCAAAAAAATCTAGAAGGTTCATTCAGCTCCTTATTCTTTAAATTAATACGTTTACGAAATCCCTCATGAAAGTCATGGATGGAACGCATAAAATCGTGGTTTCTTCTATTGGTCACTGTTCTATCTGGAATAATACGAAAGGTGATTAATTCACGTTTGTTGATCAATAAAAATCCTCCTCTTTAATAAGGTGGCAGTGTCTGCCTAATAGCTTCGCTCATTACCCCAACAGTAACCATAACAGCCGATAATTTCCCCATCTTTGGAATGCTTGCAATTGCTCCTAAACAAAATGCCATGGCAAGTGTGATACTTGCATCCGGTGCAATTTCCAATAAGAATCTTCCGATACCTTTAAAGAAAATAGCCATCTCCTCTAGTGCCCATTGAGCAGTATCGTTACCAAGGCTCTCCCAAAAGCCAGGAAGGTCTTGATCTTTACCAAAATCTTTATAGAAGTCTGGTTCAGGTCTTGGTTCGGAAGGTCCTTCGAACATTGGGTTAATTTGAGAAGGTGGCTCGAATGGTTTAGGGGTAGAAGGTCCTTCAAACATTGGGGCATTAGTGCTTGAAACAGATACCCATCCGGTCTCTAATTTAATGTATCTCATATTAGTTCGGTGCCACGGAACGGATTGTATTCATGATCACTGGAATCCAGTTGATTGCAATAAAACCGATAGAAGCATACTTCATACGATCTAATCCACTAGCAGGCCGTCCAACGATACACTCCACACATCCCCAAACAAACATGATGTAACAAAGTGGATCCGCTAAAGAAATTAATAAATCTTTTACTGGTTCAAATGCAGAAGTAATAGTACTTACGCTTTGTGCACTAACTGTGTTTGCAGTTCCTATTGCAGTTACTCCAGCTGCAGTAAACAATGTTTTGTTACCAATATTCATTGTTGTCTTGACTGTTTCTATAGAAGGAACTCCATTAGCGAACAAAGGTTCAGGAAAAGTCCAAGTAATCGTGCTCAT